GACATTTCCCAACCGCGGAACTTTGAGTGGTATTCTTCCATAACAGCGTCTTTGGCCATGGACAGCACGTCTGTGCGGATCTCGTAACCGTTCTTGCTGAATTTAACTTCTGGTAGTTTTGGTGTATCGAATGTGTTTGACATAATAATCTCCTGTGTGTAATGTCTGTATGTGACAGCAACTTTGCTGTCCATGTATTTATTATACAGTGTACAAGACTGTGTGTAAAGCTGAATGACTTATTAGCGAAACTTGTTTACTCTTTCTTCCACAAGTTGAATCACCACATCACTCAGCACAACTTCATAGTGGTTGTAGTCCACTTCTACTAGTTCCATATCAGCATGGTGTTTTTGACTAGCAACAGTAACTACGCCGTCATTATGTGCCAACATAAACGGGCTTTGTCCTCGTACAGTAACAATATTAGTCCAAGGATGCTGTATTTTAATCTTATCTGCTTGTTTCATAGCCCACGAGTTGGGACCAATGTCACGCATTAGTCTACTGAATGGTAAAAAGTATTGTGCATAGTCCGCTACTTCAGCGCCACCATATGGTGTGCTTAGGGTAACAGCACCTTTAACAGCATTGGGCATTGAGTTGGCTAGATGTAAACTGTATATGCCGCCCAAGCTATGTGCAACAAACACTATGTCAGTGCAGTTGCTCAAAGTTGACTGCATGTCTTCTAGGTTGTTTTGAAACCCATTACGGCTGTCGTAGTTTAAATCTATGCCCGTGCCCAGTTTGCTCTTAATATAGTTGAAGCTCTCGCTGGTGGCGTTAGCACCGTGAATGTACACCAAGTTCATGCCAATATTTATCGGGCGCCGTACAGTGTCAAGCCATAGTGATGGCAATAAAAGCCAACATAAACATCAATACTGCTCCCACAATGGGTAGCACAATATGTATGTGTTTGACCACATCTTCTACTGGATCATGCTCGTCCATTGTACACAGCTTTAGATTCTTCTATGCGACCCTGACGAGCAAGACTAGCCGCATAACGTGCTTCGCCAAATGCTACTATTACTGACCAGATGGTGTTTAATATTGTTTTCATAGGTATTTTTCCTTTTGATAGTTAAACTGTTGGATATAGTTTTCTAATTGTGCGGCATCGGTAATGCCTTTGTCTGCTAGATACGCATCTAGACTTGATTGATATGATGAACCTGGGAACATTTCTGCTAAACGTCCCATAATGGCCTGCATCTTTTCTGATAGATATTTCATTGTATGATTCCTCTGTATGTGTGTAGCTACTCATGGTTTCTACTGAGTATTTAGCAAGTATATGTGGCACTGCACAAATAATCAACCCTCTTGATTTCCATTCAAACAAATGTTACAATCAAATAAATACAGTAAGAGAGATTAACAATATGCGTAAAAGCACCCGTAGTATATTACAAGAACTAAGCGACATAGGCATCAAACGAGATACCGATTTGATCATAGAAAGCCGCGGTTCCAACTTGATCGACAGTGCTGTTAACCTATTGAAGCTGATACGTGAAAACTATGATGTGGAAACAGCCGCTGAATTGGAGCGCAGATTCATCAACAGCATACGCAGTGCTGACAGTAGCAAGTTCAAGCGCGGCATTAAAAAAATTCAAGAAGGCAAAGAATGAGCGGCTTTGCATTAGAACCAGCTGGCCTTTATGGTATTGAAGAACTGAACGACACACGTTTGGGCGACACTGCCAAACCTAAAAAGAAGATCAACCCAGATGCTGTCAAAGGCATAATTGTACGCATACCACGTGAAGCATACGATGGCATTGTTAAACAGGTACAGCCCATGTTAGATGAGTTGGGCACCAAAGGACATTGGACCAGCGGTTCAGCCGGTTCGTGGCACCCTAGCCATCCATACTACAAAATGGGTAGCATCAAGGACACTGCTGGTGACATTGACGTTCATATCAGCAGTAAAGAAATTGCCCCCAAGCTGGGACTGGACGCTGGTGCTGATGACGGCAAGGTACGTGCGGCATTTGCACAGTATCTCAAACAGTCATTTGATGCTGTAACTCAAACAGGTGAACAGGTTCACTTGGGTATTGCAACAGGCGAGCAAGTGGATGTACCTGCATTGGGCACCAGTGTGCCATCTTACTATCAAGTGGACTTTCCAACCACAGAACATGCCAGCAGTACTGTTAAACATCATGAGCATGACTATGCCAAAGACTACAAATATGACGGACAGGATCAACAGTTTGCCCTATCCAGTCTAGCCAACAGCGTTCCTGATCATCTTGAAAAGACATTCTTGTACTACGGCATGGGTGGATCATTAAAGAATCGTGCTGACGGTGAAGTGTTGGAACGTGACATACACAAAATAGCCCAACGCTTGTTTAACGATCCCAATGCTAATCAAGACTGGTTAGCCACGGTGGATCGCATACTACAGCATATTCCGCAAGGCATAGACAACCCACGTCTAGCACAGTTCAAGGGCGATATGATGAAGAAGTATCCAGATCGTTTCCTCAAAGAAGGATCAGCAGGCTGGTTCCGACTTATCTCTCAAAAAATAACCCTATAAACACCATTTTTATCAAAATGGCTAAATAAAATTACAAAGGCTCACAGAGTAGTGAGTATTTGATAAGCATATTCGAGGAGATTATTATGCCATCATTATTAGGAACAGCAGTCACAGTCAATTACGGCAGGATGACACCACAAGATTCATACGGTACAGGTCCAGCATTCAGTAACTTTGGTACACGGTCATTACGTTTACTTAAAGTTGTTACAACTGGCGGTACAAACAACCTGACTTTAGGTGCAGACGGCGCAACTGGCCTATTCACAGATCAAAACAGCGTGTTTAGCCGTTGTGTTCGCGCACTGCAAACAATGGCCGAAGTTTATGTAGTTGGTGTTCCAGACTCTACATCATTCTTGGTGTTAGTAACTGGCGACACAGTAAACGATGCTACAACAACAAGCAACACCGCAGGTACAACTTACAATGCATTGGAAGCTGTAATTGGTGCTTCAATGAACACAGGTGGATCAGCAACTGTTACTGCAACTGGTACAGCCGCTAACCCAGGTATTTTCGTTGGTGCCGCTCTAGGTACATTCGCTTAATTCTCAGGGATGGGAAGCAACTAAGGACCTTCGGGTCCTTTTTTGTTGGCTGACATTAAGTGTGCAGTTAAATACACGATGGAATACAAGTTGTACACCACTATCGATATAACACATACTGGACAGTTTAGAAATGAGCCAGGGCGCGAACTTGAACGTTGGCAAGAACAAAACTTTAATACAATACTACAAACTATTGGCATACGTGCCAATATAACTTTTAGGCACGGGCCAGAACTATTTGAAATGGGCGGGCAAACATGTGGCTTTGAATTTGGCCATACTGCCCGTGTTTGGCGTTTTGATTTTTATACTGAACAAGACTTTATGTTTGAACTTGATAACGACCATGTGGGAATTTTAAAAGAAATGTTTGCAGGTGTTCCGTACATAGCTGACCTGACTGAACAGGTTGAACAGAACTACGCTGTGTTTGTCACAGACGGTCCCAACCGAAATATTGTTTTTCATCAAAAGTAATAAATAACATTGTAGGCAAATTCAGTACACGTAAACACTTAGGCATTCAATCATACATTAGGCACATGACTCGGAGCGAGTCCCTGACTTATAACATTGGAGAGCCCAGATGGCCACAAAAGAAGCAGTAGCACAATTAGCTATGCTACCAGAGCGTGTAGCAATAGTTGAAACCAAAGTACACCAAATAGAAGAAAAACTTGACGAACTCAAAGTGAGTGTCAAAGAAATGCATGACTGTCTAGACAACACCCGTGACCTGCTGGACAAAAAGCTGTGTGAAATGGCGGAGCAATCAAATACTCAACATGCAGAACTAGCTGACAAAATCAAAGACCTACATGCAACCAAAGACAAGTGGGTCAAGTACTCATTGGCCGCCATGGCCTTTGCGGCAGGCGCTGGTTGGATCAACACCATGAACTTGCCACACTTATTAAAGTTCCTAGGCATGTGATTCAGTTAAATACTGAATGCACATAAACGAATTTGTCAAAGCTGTTACTTATCACAGCACACTAAATCCCAAGCTATGGACCGGTACATTCTTAAAACAGGATGTACGTCATAAACTCATGGCCATTGCACGGGACTTTGTACGTTTTATTGCGCTTCCCCAAATTAATTTAAAAGACATAACCATCAGCGGAAGCAACGCCAGCTACGGTTACAGCGAATACAGCGATGTGGACTTGCATCTAATAGTTACCATGCCAGATGATCCTGTTGTGCGTGAACTGTTTGATGCCAAAAAGAACAACTACAATTTCAAACACAAGATACAGTTGCATGGCATCGATGTGGAAGTGTATGTGCAGGATGCCAAACAAACACATCACTCAGCTGGCATATTCAGTGTGCTGAACAATCAGTGGATCACTAAACCCGAACACAAGACTCCAGAAGTAACAGACAAAGAAGTGCGTCAGAAAGCCCGCAGTTATGCCGTTATGATTAACAAAGCTCTCAAGTCAAATGACTTAAATACACTAGAAGATGTTGCGGCCGATTTAAAGAAGTTACGCCAAGCTGGTTTGGCCCGAGGCGGCGAGTTCAGCGTAGAGAACCTGGCATTTAAATTACTACGCAGTCGTGGCAAGATTGGCGCAATACACAACAAGATTACTAAATTAAAGGATTCCGAATTGAGTTTGGAGAACACATATGAAAGTTAAAGAAATCACACTAGCAGAAGATACTTACGAAGTTACTACCAAACCCATGCCCGGTGCAACGTCCATTGAAGTGGGCGGTAAATCAGTTGGCACTGCTAAAGATCCACAAACTGCACAAACAGTTGCACAAGCGGCCAAAGATGGTAAGTTATCTTTGACTCCTCCAGGAACACAAGTTGGCGGCAACAGCAGTGTTCAAGAACAGCCAGGCAGTGATCCACAGATGGCGGCCTTGCAAAAATTACTAACCACTGCACAACAACCGTGGGAACAAGCACAGATCAGATGGCGCATGGAGAATTTGAAATCCCAGCAATCATTAGCAGGTGAGCCAGGTGCTGGCATGGGTGCTCCAGTTGACGGCCGCGGCAATTTGATTCCAGTTCTTCCTCCTAAAGAATGGATGGCAAAGAATCCAAATGTTGTTAAACAATTACCCAACGAAGCATTGCCTCCAGAAATGCAACAGCCAGGCATGCTGGATCGTATCAAGGGATTAGCAGGTATCAAATGAGAATAAACGAACTTGTTGGCGAGTTTGGAATCTTCACAACCAATGAAGAAGCGGTGATTCTTAAAAAGCTAACACGGCCCGTTCCCTTATCTAGCCTAAGTGAACAAGAGCAATTCAAGATCGAGGGTCTGATCCGTAAAAGTTTGGTAACTAAGATAGGACAAGTTAATCCTAAAGTAGTAGCTAATGAACAAACCAAACACCAAAACTAAAAGCAAACAAACCAACAAAACAAGACCAGATGTTAAAAAGCTGGCCGATGTACTGGATATTGAATTCAAAAAAATAGTACCCTTGATACCCCTGCCTGATGGCAGTGTGGCATACAAAGATTACATTGTTAAGAAAAACAAAGCTGGAGCTTGGTGTATATATTCCAAGCACACTACCAATTACTCGCATGGTGAATTTAACCTTCAAACATGTGCGCTGGTAGCGGCCAAAGCACTGACACAACTGCAACTGCAACGCTATAACGAAATCAAGAGTTTAGACAACAAATACTGGAGCAACTTCTATAGAACCAGTGTGTATCAGCACAACATCAAACTTGCAAAAGATTATGATAGGTACTTGATTCTGTTAAATAAGCTAGAAGACAGTACATGGAAGGCTAATCATTACAAAGAGGAAATCTCCAAGTTATTTCGATGGGCTTTTGTATAAATATTAGAAGATAGCTTAGGATATAATCATGAACATTAGAGAACTTTCTCAACCAGTTACAAGCAAAAGACTTAACGAAAATATGGCAAAGCAGTTGGGATATAGATTAAACTTGGAAAAGTTTAGCGATGCCCAGTTGGAAGATGCCCGTAACAAAATGCGCACAGAAATGAGCCAATTTGAAGTTAGTGAAAGCTTCGATAGTGTTAATGTAAGCCCACAGTATCAAAAAGTACGTATGCTACATGATGTTATCAATCAAGAGATTTTAGAGCGTGAAGCTTCTATGGAAGAAGGCGCAGATAATTTGCCAGGCAATCGAGAACGTCTTGATGTTAACAAAAACGGCAAACTTGAAAAATCAGACTTTGCGGCATTACGCAAAAACAAAACTAAGAAAAAAGCAGAGGAAAGTATGGACCACAACATTTATTTAGGTAAGTTAGCTGTTAAAGCTCAGGAACATTCAGTTCCAAACAGTTGGATTGCCGATGCCATCCGACGTATTAATTTAGGCGAAAGCGATCAAGAAGAATTGGCCAGCGAATTACAACTGCGTTACGACCTAAGCGAAACAGTTGCCAATCGCATTGTATATCTAAACGAAGGCGAAGAAGAAAAAGCCAAAATCATTATGTCCACAAAGGACATGGTTGATCGTATTACAGGCTGGCTTGACGATGTGTCAGCTATGAAAGCCGAACAACTACTACAACTATTAGACTCTATAAGAGAAGAATTGGGGTCAGATGTCGCTGAACAATATACACAGGCAGTTCGTCCAGCATTAGAAGAAATTTATGCAGGCTTAGAAAAGGCACGTGGCGCATTGAGTTCAGGATTAGGAATTGTGTCAGGCCAAGGCGGCGGTGAAATGATGGGAGCTCCAACAGGTGCTCCAACAATGCCAGGCGAAGAAGGCATGAGTATGCCAGGTGCAGAAGAAATGACAGGTGCAGAAGATTTAGCAAGCCCAGCAGGCCGCGAAATGCGGGAGTCACAGTATAGCCGCAAGTTAGGCATCATGTTGGCACAATCAAAAAAAAAGTAACTGAAAATTTAGATCCATTACTTATAACACTTCAAGCAGTAAAGGCTAACGCAGTAAACAATAATTCAGTCGCTCCATTAAGTTGGAGCGCATTGAATCAAGAGTTAGCAAAAAATCAAGCACCAGGCCTTAACTACAAGACATTTGTCAAACGTTGGAACGATCCTAAAGATCCTCTCAAAGCCAGCGGCTTAATCAAGAAGTTTGACGGCAATCAATTAATTATTGACACAGGCAGTGACTCTGACAATCCAGAAGTACAAGCCAATCCTGCTCCAGATGTTTTGGATAAAACAGCAATGGCCGCTACAAAAAGAGCACAATAATAGTTGACACACTGCGCAATTGATAGTATAATTGCGCTATGACCTTACTTAAAGAACGATACGACTACACACCTTTGAACAGAGAAAGTGTAGAAGGCAAGCGTTTATACGCCACGCCGGACGGAGGTAAACTACCATCCGTCACAACAATCCTAGACAAGACCAAACCGTGGGAAAAGGTACAAGCCTTACTCAATTGGAAGAAAGCTGTGGGTGAAAAGAAAGCCCAGGAGATTGTTACTGAAGCCGCAGGACGTGGAACACGTATGCACAAGTTTCTTGAAGACTATATTGTGCAGGGTGTTATCAATGCTCCAGGCACTAATCCATACAGTGTACAAAGCCACAAGATGGCTAATCATATCATTGAACACGGACTTAAGAACGTGAACGAAATATGGGGTGTTGAAGTTGGCTTGTACTATCCAGGATTGTATGCAGGCACAACAGACTGTGTGGGATTGCATCTAAATGAGGCCGCCATTATGGACCATAAGCAAACCAATAAGCCCAAGAAGCAAGAATGGATTGAAGACTACTACTTGCAAATGGTAGCGTATGCCCTTGCACACAACAAAGTACACGGAACTAACATTCAAAAAGGTGTTGTGTTTATGTGCGTTAAACCTCCCGAAATCAAGCCTATGACATGGGGCGACCCTGCTTATCAGGAGTTTATTCTTACTCCAGACATGTTCGAGCACTGGGAAAAGCAATGGTGGAATCGAGTGGAACAGTACTACAATCAAAACTGATAAATATCCTATATAGAGGATATTATTATGGCTGTAGTGCAAATCTCGAGAATCCAAGTAAGACGCGGCAGAGAGAATCAAGGTAGCGGATTACCGCAATTAGCTTCGGGTGAAATGGCGTGGAGTATCGATGCACAAAACTTGTGGATCGGTAATGGATCCGTGGCCGAAGGTTCTCCCTTTGTAGGCAACACCAAAATCTTAACACAAAATGATTTAGGGTCCAACGGCAACATCTTAGACTTAATTTCATATCAGTATAAGAAAAACGATTATACGATTGTTACAGGTGTAGCAGGTGCCAACTATCCTTTCATTAGAGACATCCAAACCAAGTTTGATGAAGTAGAAACCAGTGTTAAAGACTTTGGAGCATTGGGCAATGGCATAACTGATGACACCGCCGCTATACAGTTAGCTATCAATCAAATATTTTTAAACAGTTTAAATTTATCCACAATATCTAGCAGGGTTGTATTAAAAATCCCAGCTGGCAAATATATTATATCCAGCACGTTGTACATTCCAAGCTATGCAACCTTAATTGGTGCAGGCAAGGAAAAAACTATTATTCAATTTAATAATACTCAAAGCACGCCTGGGCCAGTTTTTCAATTTGTAAACGACACAGCCAAGCCAGGAATTCCACGTATTTTCAGTATGCCAACAGAAGCCAAGGCCAGCTACAATCCAGTTGGTAGTGCAGGTACAACTATTAAACTAACAAGGTTTGATACGTTAACTGGCACCACTGGTATTGTACCAGGCATGGTTATCACTGGCACAGGATTTACCAGCCCGCACACTGTTATCAGTGTTGATGACTCGACAACAATCATTATTAGTAGTAATCCAGATTCTACTCCAAGCGGAGTATTGACATTTACTGCTGGAAGTGCGCCAGCACCAACTTATCTAAATCAACCACGCAACATCACTATCAAAGAGTTATCTGCATTTAATAACACAGCAGATCAATATGGTCTGAGATTAGATGCTGTTCGTGACAGTGTGTTTGAAAACTTATATATTCAAGGTGCATGGGGTCAAACATTCAACGAAACCAGCGCAGGAATTTATTTGACAGCGTTTAGTCGCTTGGTAACTTGCCAACGTAATATTTTTAACAATGTGGATATAACTGGGTTTGGCTATGCTGTGTATTCAAACAATGATATTCAATACAATGCATTTAGAACATTGTACGTGACCAATTGTCGTAGCGGAGTTATTTTTGGACGTACCACTGACCTATCCAGTGTTGGCCAGCTGTACGGACCCAGTTATAATGAACTACTTAATGGGCATTATGAAAACATTAGGCAACATGCGGTGTATGTTTATAATGGCACTGGTAACACAACAAGAGAAACTCGTTTGCAGAACGTTGGTAACAACGGCGGCTCGAATCTAACCAGTGCGGCATTCCCCCAAATTTATTTTGCTGTACAAGGCAATGCAAGTATAAACGATCAGAGCGATCGAGCAAAAGATTTATCAACCACTGTTCCTAGTGTTAGCACCACATATAATCCTTCGGGATCAAGCGGAACTACACTAGTTGTTGCTTCAACGGCTGGCATATCAGCGGGTATGGTTATAAGTGGAACAGGATTCACAACTAGCCAAGCAGTGTCAAGTGTTGTTAATGCAACAACATTGTCCATAACTGCCAATCCAAACACAACCCCAAGCGGAACGCTGACATTCAGTGTTCCTTACTATCCTGAGATCAGCGGACTAGTTTCTTTCAATAGCTACGGGGTTAACCAAATTGCAATTAGTAACATTACTAGCCCTACATTTGCCTTTCGTTTGCCATTGCCAACCAACGGTGTTGGATACACAATTGATTATGTTTATCGCAGTACCAATAGAGCACAAAGCCGCCGCGGACAATTGACAGTCATGGCCGATGTGGCAAATAATCTAGTACAACTTAGCGATGAATATGATTATGTTCAATCTATCAACACGTCTGAAGATGTGTTGCTAGCGTTCAGCGCACAGATTTTGAACAAGAGTTTGAACATATCGTATGTTAACACAAGCTCTGGCGACAGTGGTGTATTGATCTATTCGTATTCCGCTGTACTTTAATCAAACTGATAGACAAAAACTAAAACTACGTATATAATTCATTGTATGCGAGAGATATAGGATTGCCACCTGAATAAATCGTGCGTAACCTAGTGAAATAATTAGAAAAACAAAGAAATCGGCAAGTTATAACATGGTAACTAAATACTTCCTAATCAATATAACTTGTATAAAGCGGACACAATGAACATTACAGTAATTAAAAGAAACGGACAAAAAGAGCCGTTGACAATCGATAAATGGCAAGCGCAGGTAGCAAAAGTTTGCCAAGGCATTGCAGATGTTAGCCAATCGATGATTGAAATCAAGGCTCAATTACATTTTTATGATGGCATAACAACTAAAGAAATTGACGGTATCACACTGCGAGCTATAGTTGACTTGATCGATGTGGAACAAAATCCAGACGTTGGACATGTCAACTATCAATACGTAGCAGGCAAGCAACGGCTGAGTATGTTACGCAAAGACGTGTACGGCAGTTATACAGTTCCACACTTGTATGAAATTGTTAAGAAGAATGTGGCTACTGGCTTGTACACTAACGAACTGCTGGAATGGTATACTGAAGAAGACTGGAACCGGATGGAAGACATGCTGGATCACGAAAAAGATGAACAGTATGGCTATGCGGCTATTGAGCAGTTGATTGAAAAATATCTTGTTAAAAACCGTGCAACAAAACAAACATATGAGACACCGCAGATCAGATATATGATAGCGGCTGCAACTGTGTTTCACAAAGAAGAACCCAACAGCGCAAGGATGCGTTACATAAAGGAATATTACAATGCGGCTTCAGACGGTTTATTTACTCTCGCTACTCCTGTTCTTGCTGGCCTTGGCACTCCCACTAAGCAGTTCAGTAGTTGTGTACTCATTCGCAGTGATGATGATCTTGACTCCATTTTTGCTAGTGGCGAAATGATGGCCAAGTATGCCAGCAAACGTGCTGGCATCGGTTTAGAGATCGGACGACTACGTCCCTTGGGCAGTCCCATCCGTGGTGGTGAGATCATGCACACAGGTATGATACCTTTCCTGAAAAAATGGTTCGGTGATTTGCGTTCATGTAGTCAAGGGGGTATCCGCAATGCTAGTGCTACTGTATTCTATCCTATTTGGCATCATCAGTTTGATGACCTTATTGTGCTTAAGAACAACCAAGGCACAGAAGAAACCCGAGTCCGTCATATGGATTATGGGGTTGTGCTTAGTGCTTTCTTCTGGAGACGATTTAAAAACAAACAAGACATAACATTCTTTGATCCCAACGAAGTGCCGGACCTGTATGAAGCATTTTATCAAAATACTGAACTGTTTGAAGAGCTGTATGTAAAATACGAAAAACGCAAAGACTTGCGTACCAAGACGATGAATGCCGAAGAAGTATTCAAAAGCGGAATACTAAAAGAACGCACTGATACTGGTCGCATCTATCTAGTGTTCATTGACAATGTAATGAAGCAGGGTCCGTTTGATCCTGAATACCATACCATCTACCAGAGTAACTTATGCTGTGAAATACTTTTACCGACAAAATCATTTAAAAGACTTGACGATGCAGAAGGACGTATCGCGCTCTGCACACTTGGCAGTATCAACTGGGGAGCTTTCAGGAATCCCGAAGATATGCGCCGTGCTTGCCGTATTCTACACCGTAGCCTCAATAATATACTTGATTATCAAGACTTCCTAAGTATCCAAAGTAAACTAAGTAATGACGAGATTCGTCCGTTGGGTATTGGCATTACTAATTTAGCATACTGGCATGCCAAGCGTGGACTCAAGTATGGGGAGAAGGATGCACTACAAGATGTAAAAAGTTGGATGGAACATCAGGCCTTTTACTTGACAGAAGCCAGCGTTGAGCTGGCAAAAGAACGTGGTGCGTGTGAAGGTAGCAGTCAAACACGCTATGGAAAAGGCGTATTTCCGTGGGAACTCCGTGCCAACGGATCTAATGAACTGGCAAACTTTGCTCCTGAACTTGATTGGGAAACACTGCGCGGTCAGATGAAAGAACACGGTGTACGTAATGCTACACAGATGGCAGTTGCACCAGTTGAAAGTTCAAGTGTGGTTATTAACAGCACTAATGGCATTGAAATGCCTATGAGTTTGATCAGTGTTAAAGAATCGAAAGCTGGATCGTTTGTACAGGTTGTTCCAGAATATCACAAACTAAAGAACAAGTATCAATTGATGTGGGACCAGAAAGACTGCACTGGCTATCTAAAAACAGCAAGTGTGATTGCGGCTTATGTGGATCAAAGTATCAGCACAAACACATTTTATAATCCTGCACACTTTCCAGGACGTAAAGTTCCAACCACATTGATTGCCAAGAACTTGATGCAAGCTCAGTTATGGGGATTGAAAACCTTTTACTACAGCTTGATTAACAAAGCAGGCAGTAAGGCAGTGGAAGAACCTACTCCGGAACAAACACAAATTAATGGTGTACAAGTAAACGGCTATCATATTGAAGAGTTAGAAGACGACTGTGAGAGTTGCAAGCTATGAGTTATAGTTTTATTAGACAATTCATTATGGAAGGCAAGCCGGCTTCTTTAAAAATATTGCCGTTGCCTTACGGTGTAAACGATCTGGCGCCGGCTATCTCCAAAGCCACAATAGATTATCATTACGAGCATCTAGCCAAAGGATATGCCAAGCGTTTCAATGCAGGCGAAGGCGATCCAGATTTTAACGAAGCTGGTGCGTTCTTACACAACGTCCTATGGCAACAATATCAAGAGCCAAAAGACACTAATGAACCAACTGGCGCAGTGGCAGAACTTATTGTTAAACATTATAAAACTTTTGCCAAGTTCAAAGATGAATTTGAAAAAGTAGCAATGGCAGTGCAAGGCAGTGGCTGGGTTTACCTGGCCAAGGACGGCAAGATCAAAACCATTGTGAATCATGAGATCAAGAAAGACATTGTGGTATTAGTTGACTGGTGGGAACATGCATGGGCACTGGACTATCAATCAGACAAGAAAGGTTATTTGAAGAATCAATGGAAAATTATGAATTGGGACAAGATAAATGCTAGAAACATGTTGTGACATATTAGTAGACGCTTACAAGCGCAATTGGATTACCAGTAGAGATGGTAACATTTCTATACGGCATCATGACCGTGATCATTTTTATGTAACACCCAGCGGTGTACGCAAACAGACCATGCAACCGGAGATGTTCAAGAAGATCAAAATCTGGAGAACAATTAACAGTGGTGTTGGTAATGGTGCTTTTAACTATAATTGGGAAGTCATTGAACAAACAGACTTATCGGGTAACTTGGAACCTAGTGGTGAGATGCCTTTACACTTTGGCTTACAGAAAGAATTGGGCCAGCACAAAGACGATGTGCGTGTAGTTGTACACGTTCATCCCACTTACTGTATTGCGGCCATGCATGCCGGTATTGACTTGGGCACTGTTAGTGATGCGTTTCCAGAACTCAATCGCTACACAAAAGTAGCACACAATGTGGGAGATGTTGCTCCTATCAGTGAAGAATTAGGTAGTGAGTGCCATCGTAACCTAGGACTTGACTGTGAAGGCAACATCAAGTTTGACATAGTGGGAATCAAAGGACACGGAGTAGTGGCAATTGGAAACACTCCATGGCGTGCCTATGAGCATATAGAAAGATTAGAACACATTTGCAAGATAGTACTTGCTTCAGGAAAATATTAAAATGAGTAATGCACAATATAATTTAAAAACAAAGACAGACTATCTTAACCGTAAGATGTTCCTGGACCCAGCAGGCCCAGTTACTATCCAACGCTTTGAAGAAGTCAAGTATAAAAAGATCGCAGACTTTGAAGCCACAGCACGTGGCTTCTTTTGGCAACCAGAAGAGATCAGTTTGACTAAAGATTCAAACGATTTCAAAGATGCCAGTGATGCTATCAAACATATTTTTACCAGCAACTTGTTACGTCAAACAGCACTGGACAGTTTGCAGGGTCGAGGCCCGAGCCAAATCTTTATGCCAGTAATATCGTTGCCTGAACTGGAAGCATTGGTGTATAACTGGACATTCTTTGAAACAAACATTCATTCAAAGAGCTACAGTCACATCATTCGTAACATCTACAATGTGCCCAAGGATGTGTTCAACACCATCCACGACACACAAGAAATTATCGACATGGCATCCAGTGTGGGACAGTACTATGAAGACTTGCACCAGATCAATTGTCGTAAACAGTTAGGCGAAAAAGTCAACGAGCGTACTCACATCCGAGCAATTTACATGGCTTTACATGCCAGCTATGCACTAGAAGCGTTCCGCTTTATGGTCAGCTTTGCCACCAGTTTGGCCATGGTAGAGAACAAGATCTTCATGGGCAACGGCAACATTATTCAATTGATCCTACAGGACGAGATCCTACACAAAGGCTGGACTGCTTACCTGATCAACCAAGTGGTCAAAGAAGATACTAGGTTTGCCGAAATCAAAGGCGAATGCGAACAAGAAGTGTATAATCTATATATGGATGTTATACGTGAAGAAAAACAATGGGCAGACTATTTGTTTAACAAAGGGCCAGTTATTGGACTCAACGCTAACATTCTCAAAGACTTTGTGGATTACACAGCAGTGGGCGCACTGAAAGATATCGGTATCAAGTACAACAACCCAGCACCCAAGTCAACTCCTATTCCTTGGTTCAACAAACATGTTAACACCAGCAATAAACAAACAGCACTGCAAGAAAGTGAAAGCACAAACTATGTGATTGGTGTAATGAGCGATGCTCTAGACTATGACGCATTACCAGCACTATAAGAGAAGAACATGATCACAGTATATTCAAAAAACAACTGCCCGTTCTGCGACAGAGCAAAGGCACTATTAGAAAGCAAAGAGATTCCATTTGAAGTTATCAAAATGGAAGAACACACTGGCGCACGTGAGTTTCTCATGGAACAAGGCCTGCGCTCAGTACCGCAGATTTTCAAGGACGGCGTTCTCCTTCCAGGCGGCTTTCAGGGCCTAGCTGGCAAAGACGAAGAATTTTTCAACACACTCAAAGGATAAACATGTTAATCAACAAAGGTATCACAATAGGCGAAGTAGTAACAATTAAAACAACTGCGGGCGAAGAGATTGTCGCTAAACTAGTTGAAGAAAACCCAATGGCCATCACAGTGAGCAAACCATTGGTACTGACCGCAGGACAAAAGGGTATTGCCCTTGTTCCCTTTTTGTTTACCACAGAGCCCGATGCAGATATACAAATTTCTCGTGGTACAATCATGGTGTTGGCACCTTGTGGTAAAGATGCGGCAAATACATATATTCAAAACACCACGGGCATAAAACTAGCATAAATACGGATATAATTTAGGAGTTACGCTATGCCCGGTACAACAACGATAACAACTGCATTTCCAGCCGCAGGAACTATAACTATAGTCGATACTACTGCGGTAGCAGTTGACCTGTTAACCGCGGCTGTTACGGCCCAAACTACATTTTTAACAACCACTTTAACACCAGCACCGGACGGCAAAGGAATACCTGGCTCAATAGCACAATCTTTAAATCTCAGTTATCAGACACTAATTAATGTATCTACTCACTTAGGTCAAATTAACAGTAACTTGGAAACACTAATAACAGCAGTAGGCAAAACAAATACCGAACTTGAAAAACTAAACAAAGCCGCTGGTATTGGTAATAGTCATGCAAACAAAGCAAATGTAGTAGCCGAATTAACATTTATTGATCAAAATGATAAAAATAATTTTGATAAGAAAGTGGTTAATGCAACACTGGAAAAAGCCGGAGAGCCGCCTATTCAAAATAATCCTGTAGATCTCCAGGCTGACGTACAGAAAAAAGTTTCCGATATTACTAGCCTCAACGCCGCTATAGCCGCTACCGGTATAATCATCGAAGGAGCCCAAACTGCAATTGCAGAAGGTTTTAAGTTGGCACAAGAAATTGTGTTAGACACTGCGATTGGTAAAAAATTAGTCGAATATTACTACGAAGGTGAAATAGCTGTAGTACAGGTATTCAGCAAAGAAAGAGCTCAACGACTCATTGTTGAAAATAACGATCGCCTCAATAAGGCGAAAGGTGGCGGCACACCAACTCCACCAGTTGCACCTGGTTAATTATGAAAACTGCAAGGATCAATTCTGATGTAGACAGCAAGGGCAATAGGTTAAATTCCAATGGCAAGATCCCCTCGGTGTTTATCAACAACCAGCCCATAGCTTTGCTTAATAGTTCAAACTCAAAAGGATCAAAGGTAATGTCTGGATCTCCCAATGTATATGCACACAATATAAATGTTGCCAGAGTCAACGATGCATTTGCTGGCGGAACCAAAATTGCTACTGGAAGTGACAACGTTCTCACAAACTTGCCAAATCCTTAATCAATAAGGTTGACCTTTATTTTCTACCCCTGTACACTAGGTATAAGTACTTGGTACTTGCCTTAAAGGAGAAATATATGGCTACAAATAAATTCGCAGAATTCACTGCAATCATCGAAGCAATGGAAAATGATTTTGAAAAGTTTTACGACAAAGAAGTAGGTGCGGCTGGAACCCGTGTTCGCAAACATTGTCAGGACCTGGCCAAGTTGTGTAAAGAAACACGCAACGATGTCACCACAGTTAAAAACGCACGAAAAGAACCAAAATAATCATATAAATACAATATGGCATACAGCGATAAGGTAATCGACCACTACGAAAATCCAAGGAACGTTGGATCATTCCCAAAAGATGATCCTGACATTGGCACGGGTATGGTCGGTGCGCCCGCTTGTGGCGATGTAATGAAACTACAGATAAAGGTAGATCATGATACAGGTATTATTACAGATGCAAAATTTAAAACGTATGGCTGTGGATCGGCTATCGCAAGTTCGAGCCTCGTTACAGAATGGCTGAAAGGCAAAACACTTGACGAAGCAGGAACAATCGAAAACTCCAAAATTGCCGAAGAACTAGCACTGCCTCCAGTCAAGATACATTGTTCAATACTAGCAGAAGATGCTATCAAAGCGGCTGTGCATGATTACCGTAACCGACACAGCGTATAAAAAAATCAAACTGAATTTAGAACGCCGGGGCAAAGGTGTTGGTATTCGTTTAGGTGTTCGTACTACTGGATGCAGTGGACTGGCATACACTATCGAATATGTGGACGAGTATACCGCAGAAGCAGGGGTAACCAATTATGCTCAAAAAGACTTTGTTGTGCTAGTAGATGCCAAAAGTCTAGCATATTTAAATGGCATCACAATGGATTGGGTCCGCAATGGACTCAATGAAGGTTTTGACTTTCAAAATCCAAATGAACGCGACCGTTGCGGTTGCGGCGAGAGTTTCAGAGTTTAACCCCAAAAATACTTGACTTTAACCAAAGTTAGCTGTATAATACTAGCTAATGTTATAACTTTTGGAGATTATTTTGAGTATGCATTTAGAAGGTCCGTGGCTCAGTACCACCGGCAAGAAAAAAGGTAAAAAGAAATTTGCTAGTTCAGAACATGCCCGCAAAGCACGTGAGCAGGAAGAAAGTTGGAAAGATCTACAAAAGCGTTGGGGCATTGAGGCAGAAGAAAAGAAACGCAACCGTGCCATGACCAGTGAAGTTTGGAAACCGGATAACAAACCATACACTAGATATGGTACCGATGTCAAGTATCCCAGTCGAGATACTGGTGCAGGCAATGCCACACTCAAGCCCCCGAAAGTTTACACAGGCACAATGGTAAAAGGCATTGCCACCATGCACAAAAGCAACGCAGTACCGGTTTTTAGTAATGAAGAAGCAATAGATATTAGTAAAATGCGTAGATAACCATTAAACTTATGTTTTTATACCGGCTATCATGGCATAACTATATATTGTACCTCAAAAGGTTTGGAGTACAACAAAGCAGTAAGGCTTTTAACGCACAAGGAGATGTATCAGAGCCATATTTTATAATGACGGAACCAGCGATTCCGTGATCCAGCGTAAAGGAGAAAATCATATGATACGCATCATCAAAACAGCAGTCTTTATTTTAGTAATGATACTAGTAGGATTAGCAGGGGTTAAGGCAGTGAATTACAAACTGGACACCCTAAAAACAGCTCGTGAACAAGCGAGTCCGGTTACAGCACAAATAAGACAGAAACAACTAGACTGTCTAGCTCGTAACATATACCATGAAGCAGGCTACGAACCTTTTGAAGGCAAGGTTGCAGTGGCTCAGGTAACAATCAATCGTGCAGAAAGTGGACAATTTCCCAGTGACATCTGCCAAGTAGTATATCAAAAGAACATAGTGTACGAACGGGTGCTTTGCCAGTTCAGTTGGTACTGTGAAAGTGCCACTGTTAAAAAACCCATGAATGGCCCTGTGTATACAGAAAGTATGGAAGTGGCCAAAAAAGTATTGTTAGAAGGATTTAGATTACCCTCCATCAAAAATGCTCTTTACTTTCATGGCGACTACATCAATCCCAAATGGGGTAAGCAACCCGTGGCCAAAATTGGCCGACACATTTTTTATAATTAGGAGATAATATGAATTTGAATATTTTAACAGAACGCATCAAAAATAGCATTAGTGATCTTTTTAATTTGGATTTGTGGGTTAAAAACGTTAAAGAACATGCGCCACAGGTCAGCGCAGAAACTATGGGCTGGCTAGCTGGCATTCTAATGCATTTGGCCACGATCCCAACCATGGTAGCAGTACTCACAGGGCTAACTGAAAAGATGCCCCCTGTGGATCTAGTGCTGTTTGTTTGGGCTGGTTTATTTGCTTTGTTTATTAAAGCAACTATCCAGAAGGATCTATTAAATATTGTTACAATAGGATTTGGATTCTTTGTGCAGGCCGCTTTGTTAGCACTTATTGTGTTCAAATAACTTGCTTTCAGTTTAGCCCTAATGTACAATTACTCATTAGGGCTAATTGCTGATAAATATATGATATTAATAGGAGCATAATAATGCCATCAGGATTTCAACAAGACACCAATCAGCTACAAGCTGAAATGTACAGAGTGGTTGTTACAATGAGTAACACCACATTCTACCCAACCGCAACCGGTAACGACAACGGTGGAGTAACGCCAAATTCATGGGACTCGTTTGCTACCCTACCAACCACATTGGCATTGAGTCAAGCTCGTGCCAGAGGTAACATGCGTTTCCGTAACATTGTTAACCAATTAACTGGTTTGACAGATGTGCAATTACGCGATATTACAATTACAGAAGCTAATGGTGATGCCCAAGCAACCAGTCTAGCATTTACATTGCTAATCGAGCGTCCAGCATTTATCAATGTAACCGGTACTGCAATTGACGCTTCGACTGCACTTACAACTACAGCACTTGTGCTTAAGAATGAAGTAGCCAAGGCAATTCGTCTAAGCACTAGTGCTAGTTCACGTGTGTATGATCCAACTAGTCCAACTACCCCAATGGGTACTCAAGTATCAATCACCGCCACGCATACAGGCGCTACTGCTACACAAACTTTTGGTACAGTGGCAGTTACTTTAATTGACGAATCAACATTGTTCGATTAAGGACTAGATGATTTTAGCGTACTTACTACTATTAACTGGTTTAACGATATCTGCGGTCGCAATCTACTATAGTGTAGTAGGTCTGACCGCAATATTTTCTGCCGCGGCTATCCCAATTATCATCATGGGTTCAGCTTTAGAAGTAGGCAAACTGGTGTGCGCCAGTTGGCTCAAAGCCAACTGGACTCGTGCTCCTGCTTACATGAAGTACTATATGATTTCAGCAGTGGCTATACTGATGCTGATTACCAGCATGGGTATCTTTGGATTCCTTTCCAAAGCACACAACGATCAAAATTTAGTGAGTGGCGATGTCCAAAGTAAGATTGCTATCTATGATGAAAAGATCAAAACAGCACGAGACAATATAGATGCAAACCGCAAAGCTCTTAAACAGATGGATGAAGCTGTGGATCAAGTCATGGGCCGAAGCAGTGATGAAAAAGGTGCCGAAAAAGCTGTTCAAATTAGACGCAGTCAGCAAAAAGAACGTGCAAGGCTCCAGTCTGAGATCACCGCTGAACAAAAAATTGTTGCCTCCGTTAGCCAAGAGCGTTCTCCAATCGCGGCAGAAGTACGCAAGGTTGAGGCTGAAGTAGGACCAATCAAATACATTGCCAAATTCATCTACGGTGATAAAGGTGCAGATGAAAACATGTTGGAAAAAGCTGTCACATGGATCATCATAATGATTGTTATTGTGTTCGATCCTTTGGCAGTTATCATGTTGCTGGCCGCACAAATGACATTTGGTTGGCGCCGCGAAGGCACAGAACCTGTTAAGCCTGTAAGCATTAGCGACTTTGTTCCTCAACCCACAGAACACATTCCCAACAAAGAAACAAAAGAATCTGAAGTTGAGTATACTATTTTGGATGACCATCACGAACCGGATTATCCTGAACCAATCACAACAGCAGATCAAACTACAAATATTAATCAAACTGAGGCACCAAGCGAAACGCCTGTTACAGCACTAGGAGGTGATATAACTGGACAGGAATCGTCAAATCAAGAATTTCCACAGCCAATAGAGCAATGGAACAACATGATTGCAGAGGCAGAAGCAGAGGCAAACAAAGAAATAGTTGAGAAGGAAGCTCGTAAATATCAAATACTTCCTGAACTTGTTGAACATACCAACGAGCGAAATAAGCCTGATCTTACTGAAGTTATAGAACCCATCGACTCAAAAAAAAAGACTTACATGATGAAGGCTCCGGACGGCTCAATACAGATCAAAAACCGTTAATAAGTAACGACTATGTACAAAACGCAGAACAAGGCGTTGATACATTATGGTCACGTATTACTGAACGTTCAACTTTAAAATTAAAAGATCAACTATATGTTGAATATGGCCTAGACCAATTTGCAGGCATAATTGTTGACAAAGAGGCAGAGCCAGAACTTTATGATTTTGTGGAAGATTGTAAAACCAACGGCGCCCGTTTTTACGGATACCCAGAAGATAAAATGGAATATTTTGCAAGAAGGATTTATGAGCTTAGGAAAGATTAATTTGATAACACCACCAGATAAGCTGTTCAATATGAACTTAGGCTATCTTTTGGTAAAACCAAGTGTATATGTTAAACAACAATTTCAAACTATATTGAGTCACAATATGGAAGAAATTAATGTATTCGTTTACGACGAGAATGAACACGATATCGATTGGTTACTTAGTGTGGCCAATCAATGTGATGTTACTATAATAGATGTCGACAACTGTGACCCAATTACTCAAAAATTTATCACTTATTTGTTAGCCCAGCCCAACACACACTATATAACTAACGACGAGATTACTCCTTATGGATTAATCAACAAAAATAGAATTTACAATTTGGACTGGATTGTACAGCAAATGGACGATAACGAAGAGGATGAAACTGATGAGTAGAGAAAAGCGGTATGATGGTAATCGTGTTACTGTCAAAGATAATGAAAACATAACACAGGCACTGCGTAGATTCAAACGTAAGATTGAAGACAGTGGACTTTTGGACACACTCCGTAAAAAAGAGTTTTATGAAAAGCCAACTACTGAACGCAAACGTAAAAAGAGTGCGGCCGTAAATCGATATAAAAAGAAACTTGAAAAAGAGCAATTACCTAAAAAAATGTATTGACGTAGGCTAGTATACCTGTTATAATTTAAGTTCACAATTAAGAAAGAATTTAAATGGCCAATACGGATATTATGATTGACTTGGAAACACTGGCAACATCTACTGATGCTACGATCCTAACAATTGGTGCTGTGAAGTTTGACCCTTTTGGGAAAGACATCGAAGAACCCGCAATGGATTCTTTCTATGTTAGAGTAGACTTGGATAGCTGTGACGAACTTGGACTTGCAGTTAACGATGACACTATAGCATGGTGGGCACAACAAAGCCAAGAAGCACAGGACGAAGCCTTTGGAACAGAGGGCCGTATTCACATCCGCGAAGCTATGGAAAAACTTTACAAGTTTTGCTGGGGCGCCAAGCGTGTATGGGCTAATGGTGCTTGCTTTGACATTCCAATTTGCGAAACTGCATATCGCAAACTTAACAAAGCAATCCCATGGAGTTTCTGGCAAATACGTGATGTGCGCACTGCCTTTGACTTGGGTATCGATCCTCGTCGTCCAACTGTAACAGCACACCACGCATTGCAAGATGCATACAATCAAGCAGTAGGAATACAAAATGTATATACACTTTTGCGTAGCAGTACGACAAGAGAAGGTAATTACATTACACCTTTTAAAAATGAAAGATAAAAATGGACTCACAAACTAAAGAAGTAATGGACATTCTCCAGGAAGAATGTGCTGAAGTAATTCAAGCGGTAAGTAAAATCAGCCGTTTTGGTATTGACAATTTCAAACCAGGTAAACCTAAAACCAACAGAGAACATCTTGAAGAAGAACTTGGCGATTTACAAGCTATGGTGGAAATCCTACAAGAGCTTGATATTGTAAGCTGGACTAATATTGAACGTGCGGCCGAAGCCAAACGTGAAAAACTCAAAATTTGGTCCAATATCTTTAAAACAGAGAACGTCTGAGATAAATAAATTTGTAGTGCGCCGTAAGGGCCTACATATTCTTGCTTAATTAAAGGAGAACAATATGAGCAAAATCATCGGTATCGATTTAGGTACAACAAATAGCTGTGTAGCAATCCTAGAAAACGGAGTTGCCAAAGTAATTGAAAATAGCGAAGGTGCTAGAACAACACCATCAATCGTGGCTTACACCAAAGGCGAGATTCTCGTTGGTGCTACAGCTAAACGACAAGCAGTAACAAACCCAAAAAATACAATCTACGCCAGCAAGCGCCTTATTGGCCGCAAGTTTAGCGAGAAAGAAGTACAGAAAGACATTGGTCTAATGCCTTACGGTATTGTCCAAGCAGACAACGGTGACGCATGGATTGAAGCCAATGGCGAGAAATTGGCTCCACAACAAGTGTCAGCTGAAGTACTTCGCAAAATGAAAAAGACTGCTGAAGACTATTTAGGTTATGAAGTAACGCAGGCAGTTATTACTGTACCAGCTTACTTTAACGACAGTCAGCGTCAAGCAACCAAAGATGCAGGACGTATTGCCGGCTTGGAAGTACTGCGTATTATCAACGAACCAACTGCGGCCGCACTGGCATACGGTGTAGACAAACAAGACAAGAAGGATCGCAAGATTGCAGTATACGACTTGGGTGGTGGTACATTTGATATCAGTATTATTGAAATTGCCAACATTGACGGCGACAAACAAATTGAAGTGTTATCAACAAACGGCGACACATTCCTTGGTGGTGAAGACTTCGATCAAGCCATTATGGATCATTTGGTTGCAGTTTTTAAGAAAGAGTCTGGCATTGACTTGAAGAAAGATATGCTTGCCCTACAACGTTTGAAAGACTCAGCTGAAAAGGCCAAGATTGAATTGTCCAGTGCGGCCAGTACAGATGTTAACTTGCCATACATCACAGCAGACGCAAGTGGCCCTAAGCATTTGAACGTTAAATTAACTCGTGCTAAGTTTGAACAAATGGTCGAAGACTTGATTACTCGTTCAATTGAACCGTGTAAGACAGCCATGTCAGATGCTAATGTCACTGCCGCAGACATCGACGAAGTTATCCTTGTTGGTGGACAAACACGTATGCCCAAAGTACAAGAAGCAGTTGAGAAACTGTTTGGCAAGGCTCCACGCAAAGACGTTAACCCAGACGAAGCAGTGGCCGCTGGTGCCGCCATCCAGGGTGCTGTGTTGGCCGGCGACAAGACAGATGTGCTGTTGCTAGACGTTACACCATTGAGTTTGGGTATTGAAACAATGGGTGGAGTGTTTACCAAAGTTATTCAAAAGAACACAACTATCCCAACCAAAGCTAGCCAAACGTTCAGTACTGCTGAAGACAATCAACCAGCTGTAACTATCAAAGTTGGTCAAGGCGAACGTGAACTATTCAAGTTTAATAAGATACTGGGCGAATTCAATCTCGACGGCATTGCCCCAGCACCACGTGGCATGCCACAAGTTGAAGTTACCTTTGACATTGATGCCAATGGTATCATGCATATCAGTGCTAAAGATAAAGGCACTGGTAAGGAAAATAAGATTACAATCAAATCCGATAGCGGATTGACGGAAGCTGAAATCCAACGCATGGTACAAGAAGCTGAACAAAACGCAGAGTCTGATAAGAAAGCCAAAGAGCTCATTGAAGCACGTAATCAAGCTGATGGTGCCACACACAGCTTCAAGAAAGACTTTGAAGAAGTTAAAGAACAGTTGACTGAAGAAGAAAAGACAGCCGTTGAAACTGCACTTAAAGGTGTAGACGATGCAGTAGTTGGAGAAGATCCAGAAGCTATTCAAAAATCAGTCCAAGCAGTTTTCGAAGCAGGCAAACCTGTATTTGAAAAGAAGCAGGCCGCTGAGGCCGCAAAGAGTGCCGCACCAGCTGACCAGCCTGCCGAAGGGCAAACAGTGGATGCGAGCTTCACAGAAGTTGACACACAGACAGCAAAGTAATATAATGTAAACATGCAGGATGCCTACGGGGTCCTGCAAAGTTCTTGCTTAAAAGGAGAAACTAAAATGCAACAACTAAGAACTATTGACACAGCCGCTCTAGCACAATTGAGCAAAGCACTAGTAGGATTTGATCGATACTTTAATGTACCACATCATGTAAACAGTAACTATCCTCCACATAATATTGTGAAGTATAGTGATGATACATACGCAATTGAAGTAGCTGTAGCAGGCTTCACTAAAGAAGAAGTCACAGTTGAAGTGGATCAAGACCAACTAACAATCCGTGGTGTAAAAGATCGTCCAAACGAAAATACTGGACAGATTGAATATCTACATCGTGGATTGGCCGCACGTGACTTCGAGCAAATATTTACTCTAGCAGAGTATATGATTGTAAGGGGTGCTAAAGTGGAGAATGGTATGCTACAAATTGATATTCAACGTGTAGTACCAGACGCACTAAAACCACGTCAAATCACAATTAAATAAAGTAAATAACAATGGAGGGGGCGACTCCTCCATTAACCCGGAGAACTAAAATGGCAGGCACTGATATCCAACTAGACGAGAAAATTAAGGTCACTGTACAAGAACCTAAACGTTGGAAAGTCATAGTACTTAATGACGACGCAACTCCTATGGATTTTGTAGTTGGCGTACTTGTTGAAATCTTCAAGCATACAGACACAACTGCTAGAGATATAATGATCACTGTACACGAGCAAGGCGCTGGCATTGCAGGTGTATACAGTTTTGAAATTGCAGAAGCCAAAGCAGTTGAATCAACTCAACTTGCTAGGTCTAACGGATTTCCGCTACAGATAAAATTGGAAGAAGAATGAGCTTAAAAGACCTAACATGGGAACATCACAAGTACGCTGAAACACGCCCGTTTGTTAAGGTATTGTTTTCAGGTAAGATTACTCCAGAAGCATACGCTACATATCTTTATAATCAGCACAAGTGTTATGACTTGTTAGAAGCTATGGCCATGATGCATGGCCTAATGAATGACTATCCTGCAATACGCAGAGCTCCTGCCATTCATGCAGACTTTTTAGAACTATGGACTGATAAGAAAAAACTACCAAATCAAGTGCCATCGGTACAGGCGTATCACGACCATTTACTATCTATCAAAGACGATCCTAAAAAGATTCTAGCACACTTGTATGTTAGACACTTTGGAGATTTGAGTGGTGGACAGATGATTGCCAAGCGTGTTCCAGGCAGTGGAAAATATTATCAGTTCGACGGCGACACAACAGAAATTAAAAACATCCTACGTGCCAAACTAGATGACAGTCTAGCAGAAGAAGCGGCTGTGTGCTTTAAGTTTGCGGCTGACATGTTTGACGACTTGGAAAAGGCTGTCAATGAGTAAAGTCTGGGATACGCTAATAGGTATACAGCAGTTACTAGAAGAAAGTTTTGATGCTACTGGGAAGGAAACCTTTGAGCCAGGCATGGATCGTTTCAATCAGCCCGGTTGGGTTAACAGAGTGTGGACTAGCGAATCCTATCGTAGAGCACACGTTGATGTTGTAGATGCCCGTGAGTCAAAAGGACTTTGGATGATGCACTGTTGCATATTTCCACATACACACAATCCAGCACCAATATACGGATTTGACGTTATAGCTGGTAAGAATAAGATTACTGGATGCTTTCATGATTACTCAAAAGCCGGAGATGCTGGCCATCCAATGATGGCTTGGTTCCACGACGAAGTAGCCAAACTGGAATGGCGCAGAGAACGTGCGCTACCTGAATGGGCCACTAACATATTCAGCGGCAGTATGGTGGCCGCGGCCAATGTACAAGATGAAGAAGAACTGGAGCAGATTACAAATCTAGCACGTACCACAGTTGCTCACTATCTAAGCACAGTAGCAGAAACTAACAATACTGCTGAAAACACTACAGAAGCACAAAACTACTACGCACAGAATCAGAAATGTAACCCTCATACACCACGTGTAATGGTTAGTTTGGGACTAAGTGAGGCGGATGTACAGCATTTCATACAGGAATGCCTGTTCCCTGAAATAGTATAAATATTACACTATGCGTGTAATTGACATTTTAACTGAATCCGTTTTAACAGAAGCTGGCTTAACAGCTAGAGACTTTTATGAGCGCGGTAGGCTGGATAATTTTATTAAGAAATTAGTTGCCAAAGAACCTTTTTTTACTGTGGACGGCGAACAGATTGAAATTCCTGCTACCGGTTCCGAAATAAGCTGGCTCAAAACTCAACTCAAAACAAACTTTGATTCTAAAGATCCTCTAGCAAGAGCAGTACAGACTCTTAATATTTTTCCAAAGATCGGAGGAATCAGACTAAGTTCCTTGGCCAAAACTAAAGAATTTGGGGGAACATTCAGTGTGAACTCCAGTGGCAAGATGGATACTAGCAAAGCCAATATAGGGCCAACTGTTGAAGCTTTGAAAGCATTTGCTATATTTGCAAGATTGGTAATACGAAATAAGGCAACACTCACTGCTCAAGACGTTATGAAAGTTGCACAGATGGCTCAAAAGAATTCTAGTATAGTTTACCTAACAAATGAAAAAACGGGAAAACCCTCTAAAAATCCTACCACTCAGGTGACAGTTGTAAGAAAAGTACCTGACAAGAATGGAACTGTAAAAGATGAATTTACATTAAATGTATCTTTAAGCACACCTTCTTTCGTTCGTGCAATAAATGTAACAGAAAAAGACAAGGCAGCTTGGGGACATTTAAACGGTGTTGTGAAATATATCAATTCGGAAGGCGACTTGGCAAAATATTCTAGATACTTTGCTAATAACAACAAAAAAGATCCTGTTAAAATTGCAGTGATTGGTATTGAGTTAGGCAAAGTTGATATCTCATCATCATATACTGATCCGGTCAGTGGAGAAGAACGTCCTCTAGAAAACTTAACAATGAGTATCAAGAGCGAAGATGCTCCTTGGTTCCATCAAACATCCGGTGGAAAATTAACCGGTATATATCAAATGTATCAAGCAATAGGTTTGACAGATGCTGAAGTAGACGAAGACATGGTCACTGCTGGCTACCAAGAAACAGGAAAGAAGAATTCCCGTGCGCAATTCCAACAGACTGTGAAGGCTGTTGAAGCCATATATGATCTTGCTTTTGACCGACTGGGTTCAGCAATGGCCAAGTTAAACGATAAAGGCGAAGCTGACTATATTCATAACTTTTTAAACACGTTAAAACACAATATTGCAGGCGATGACAAATTAGTCTATGTAAAATTTAATGCACGTGGAGCATACTCAAAATTAAAACCCAACATGTTATGGCATCTATCTGAAGTCATCGAACTGGGCGTTAATCAAGGCACAGGCCAACGCCGCGCAATCTACTGGATTGACCAAAAAACAGGTAAAACACTGATGGAAGTGAGGATGTTAATAAATGCTCCAAATCACAGAATTACCAATCAATTTAATTTAGGCAAAGACTTCTTTTCGTTAATTAAAGAATCTGAAAAGATTTACAATGTTAACAGTACCAAAGCGGCACCTGCTACTACCCCTACAACGGACAAGCAAGTGACCCAAGTAGAACCAACTGAACCTATCGCTAAAAAGGCAGTTCCAGCAAATATTAAAAAATCAGCGGCAACTGCTGTGCCAACCGCTAACATTGATACCAATCCCAATCAATCATTAAACCGTGCTGTTCCTAGCACAAATCCAAACGACAATATTCCGTTCGCAACATAATCCACGTACTTAGAATACCTTATTAGTAGTAAATACTAATAACGATATACCGGGAGCGAAACCGTGGATCCAATCACGATAGGTCTGGCATTTGCCGCCGCCCAATCAGCAGTTAGTCATATAAAGCAAGCCGTAGCTCTGGGTAAGGACATCAACAGTCTAGTAGGGCAATTCAGCAAATTCTTTGAAAGTTCAGATTCTATACATCGTGAACGAACAAAGTTAAAAGCCAAAGCTAACCTACTGGGCAAAACTGATGCTGAGTTGGGGCACGAAGCCCTACAAATTGCCATGCACAGTGATGCCCTACGTCAAGCAGAGCGCGATCTCAAAGACATGATTCTTTGGCAATTGGGTAAACCGCAGATTTGGGAACAAATGATTGCCGAGCGCACCAGACTATTCAAAGCCCGTGCAGAAGCCCAACGTGCAGAAGAAGAACGTGAACTAGCACACAAGAAAAAAATGGCTGATACGTTTATTTTTGGCATGTATTTCCTAGCAGGGTCAGTGATTGTATTTGCATTTGCCATGGGCGGTGTTGGCATTTACGGCCAGATGGAAGAAAAACGAATTTATGAAGAAAAGGTTGTCAAGAGAAATCTAGTTATTCGTCAACAACAAAAAGAACGCGAAGCTCGTGAAAAGAAAGAACGCGAAGATTATGCTAAAAATTAACAAAGGAACGTATGTACTTCAACATTATTATCACATTCAATGATCTGCTGTTCTTATTGTCAATGACTCCATTAGTGGCTATATTTTGTGTCATGTTTAAAGATTGGCTCAAAGATAGAAAATGATCATGTACGAATGGATATTGATGCTAGCCCTTGCACAAGAACCAGTTAAGAAATGGCCAGAGTGGGAGTGTGTGCGTTGGACATGGACCGGTGACGTTTACAATCGCACAGTGATATGTTTAGAATGGCGCAAGAGAGAAAATAGATGGAAACCCTAAACAGAATAATTGTGGTCCTGGCATTATCGACTCTGTGTGTTTCTACGATAGTGTCAAGTTCACCCATGTACGGCGGTGATCGTCCCAATGTAGCTAGAGAATTACCCAGTCGAGAACGTGAAGTAACGCTCAATCAGGGTGTTGCCCAATGTGTTAGAACTGCTTGGATTGGTGATGTCAGCAATAGAACATTGATTTGTGTTGAATATCGCTATCGGAAAGAGGTCAAGTAATGGATCCCTTAACACTCTTTGCACTGGCCAATGCCGCAGTGTCCGCAGTCAAGGCTGGCTGTAAACTTTATAAAGATATCAAAGGTGCGGCGGGTGATGTCAAGGATGTACTCAAAGATCTTGATGCACAGTTCCAAAAACTTCACCCGGCTGAAAAACCAGCCACAGTAGAGCAACGTAATCAATACATTCGTACAAAAAACGAAGTTGTCGAGTTAAACAAAAAGGCTAACTCGGGCGAGCATACCGGTGTTTACACAGAGATTGGCAATCATCTTGGCGCATATTACGATAACTTAAACAAGTGTATGGCAATCTTTGCTGAAGAAGAACGTCGCAGTAAAACACAAGTTTATACTGGAGATGACAGCCTAGGTAAACGTGCCTTACAACGTGTGTTGATGCGCAAGCAATTGGAACAAATGGGCACTGAACTGCGTGAGATAATGGTGTATCAAAGCCCTAAAGAACTGGGTGCGCTTTATACAGAAGTAGAAGAGATGATGAGAGAAATGGGTAAGGAACAAAAAGTTCTCATCATCAAGCAAATGAAAATTCAGGAGGTACAGGATCGTAGACGTGCGGCCCGTATGAAACAGCTGAGAGAAGAGTTGATCATCGGTGTAGCAATCATGATCATCATCATTATCATGGGCGGAGTGTTCATGTGGGTAGCACATGATCGCCAGCAAAAATACCCACAATACGGCAACGAGTTATTTCCCAAGTCTGAAAAACAGCGACAATCTGAAGCAGAGCCTAAAGTATATATAGGACGCTAGGTGTTAATTACTTCAATTGCCATTCCATCCATATCAAGAACGCAGTGACTAATAATGTTAATATCAGAACAATTTGTGGCAATCTCATATTTTGTATAGTTTAAAAAAGTAAGTAACTAATGTGCCAGCTACAAAACACCAGCACAACACATCAATTTGTTTTTGTCGGTCGCGATCCATTGCAGATAATTCAGCTTTATATTCTTTTTCTATAACAGCTTTTTCAGCTTCTACTTTGATCCACGCATCCTTGCCGTATTTTTGAATAGTTTCAGCCTTTAGTCTAGCTACATCTCGCTCGTACTTCATCTTAGTCTCAAATTTTTCAAGAGCTCTATACTCAAGAGTTGATTTTCGATGTTGCTCTGCTAGTTTAGATTTTATACGGGATTCATGCTCGCGCTGAACGGTAGCTTCCATATCAGCCTGTTGGCTTGATACAACTGCTCCTAATTCCTTGCCTGCACTTTGCGCAGATTTAAGGGTAGTTGTGGCGGACTTAATTCCGTCTAACATTTTTCGCTCCCGAGGTTCCTCACCAGTATTTACTATGAGGTGGGGAATCATTAAATGACTGCTTTTTCTTGTTCTAAAACAAACTTAGTGTGAGTATTTTGCTAAATGTAACATGCGTTGTAATTCACTTACATGTTCATCTTTGTGGGGTTGCCATTTGTGTTGTTCTGCAACCTTTTCTTCATCGTTAGCTAGTTGCGATTGCTGTGAAACGTCTGCAGGTTGTTGTGATGTAGGAACAGTTGGCATTGGTGCTTGTGTAGTAGTTGCTTTAACTGCGGCATTTGGCTCTGTTTTTGTTTTTGCAGGGCTAGTTGCCGTTGGTTGGTCAAATACTGGTTTAGCCCGTGTATCAAACGTTGATGCAGTATCTGCACCTTCTTGTTGAGTTATGTCAGTAAGTTTCTTCAACAAACCGCCCATTTCAACTACGTTGCGTGTAGTTTTGTCTTGGTTATATGTACGTAGTTGTACAAACATACTATCACCATTATTAATGCGTTTTCCTAAATCAGTTACAGCAAAACCGTAAATCTTTAAGATACAAGTTTTTTCAGAGATTGTTAATTCGTGTGTTAGATTGTAATTTTTTAGTGCTTCATGAAATTCCGGGCCAAACGATAATTCTTTATATGCTTCTTTAGCTGAAGGGCTAATAACTACTACACGAACATCTTGTCCTAGAGTTGCATGATGTACCACTCCGGTTGTCACTTCTTTAACAAAATCATACTCATTAGCACTACCGGACAATAATTTCTTTAGTTCTTTATCCATGTACTTATAGGCCGCAGGAATAGCAATTCTAGAATTATAATCGCGTGCCGCTTTAGCGATAGGTTCTCTTTCTTTAGAATATAAGTATCCTTCTGGAGCAGGATCACCTTTCTTCCAATCCGGAAACAATAGATTACCAGTTTCGTCTGTTGGAGGATTCTTTGGTGAAAACTGCAACGGCACCATCTTAAACTTTTTCTTTATTTCTTCGGGTAAGTGTATGCCTAATACACTGTTTAAGAATGTATCAATTTTATCAAACTCATAACCAGCATATCCGCCAATATGCTTAACTGTGCTTGTTTTAATACTTAATAGTTTTTCTTTAGTTCCATTAAGAGCAATCCATAAGTCTGCTTTTGTACTATGTTGGGCTTCGTGTGTTGCGCCATCAGCTGTAACTGAGATTACATCTTTAGTATCGGCATTTTTAATTTTTTCTAATGCAGATTTAACAGCACTTGATTGATTAACGTATGTTGCGCAATCACTAAACATTTTGTATACTTGTTTTGAATTTTCATATTTTAAAAATTCTTGAGGATTACGTGCAGACATTATAAATGCTTTAAAGTCTTCACCTGCCAGTGCAATATTAAGTTCTATAGCTTTACCAAATGCTGTGCTTTTAATACTTGTACCTTCAATGCGTTGTGCTGTACCAAATACATCCTTGGCTTCTAATTCAGCACCCTCTTTTTCAAATTTTGTTAGTACAGCAGATGCCATAATAGCTTCTGCAACGTTGCCGTCATTCCACCATTTACTGTAAGTTTTCTCACCTGGTTTTTCGCCTACTTTTTGCTTGATAGCGCCAGTCTTTTCAATTTGGTTAACTCGATATTCGCCACCGCCTTTAGCTGGTAATAAAACTGTTTTGATTTGTTCTAGCTGTTCGCCATCAGGTGACTCTAATCTGTCGCGGCCAGTTGGATTCCAAATAGCTTCTAATCTGTCTGCGGCCTCTGGGGAAAATTTAATAGTCTTTACTAACTTAGGACTTGTTTTAGTCTTATCAAGAGTAACTTGTATCTCGTCGCCTGCTCGTATTGAGTTGATTAAGTTTCGATAATAGTTCGAATTACCCGGTCTAGCGATAGATACGGGCTGGAGTGTTTCTTCAGAAACCAGGTATTTAAAATCATTAAATCTCATAGTAGAGTATTTATCGGATTTCTGGGAACAAACATTCCTGAATGAAGTGCTGTACATCGTCCTCACTTAGCCCCAAACTAACCATCACACGCGGTGTATGGGGGTTGCACTTCTGATTTTGTGCATAATAGTTCTGTGCTAGTGTTGTATCTTCAGCTGTGTTGTTTGTTTCCGCTACTGTGCTTAGATAGTGTGCTACTGTAGTTTTAGCTAGATTTGTAATTTGTTCTAGTTCTGCTTCATCTTGTACGTTACCCGCGGCCACCATACTACCACTGAATATGTTAGTAGCCCATTCAGGCAAAGCACGTTCTCTGCGCCATTCTAATTTGGCTACTTCATCATGGAACCACGCCATCATTGGATGGTCAGCATCGCCTGCTTTTGAGTAATCGTGAAAACAACCGGTAATCTTGTTCTTACCAGCTATAACATCAAATCCATAGATAGGTGCAGGGTTATGAGTATGTGGAAAGATGCAACAATGCATCATCCATAATCCTTTAGAGTCTCTTGCGTCTACAACATCAACGTGAGCGCGGCGGTAACTATCAGAAGTCCATACGCGATTAATCCACCCTGGTTGATTAAAGCGATCCATACCCGGTTCAAATACTTCTGTGCCAGTGTTATCAAAACTGTTCTCCAATAGATGTTGTATTTCTATTAACGTATCCCATACCTTGCTCATACATCTCCGTACAACTTAACAATAGGCATCATGTCTTGAAAGAAACGTTTAGCAAAGTCAAAACACACTTTAGCTTCGTCTGCCATGTCATCGCTGATGCGTTCTCGGATAGCGGCTTTTAACACATCTGGATTTTCAAATTGATAATACTTACCCGAACCCGGAACACGTTTAGCAATCATTTGTCCGCCTGCAAGGTCGCCCATGTGCCGTACATATATGTGTGCCATTAATTTCTTAGGATCATCTTTAATACTTAAAATATACTTGGTATATTCTTCAACTGCTGGTGTCATAGCCGGCATGTCTTCATGCGGCCACAATTCAATAAAGTCCGCTAAGATAGCAGGTGCTCTACGAATATCAGGCAGACCGTGTAACAACTGATGCGGCATCGCACATACTTCTAACACTTCATACATTGGGTGTTGGTTCTTTAAGTATGTTGCATATAGCTCTGGATTAATGTTTCCAGAAAACAATATTTTTACAAAGGGCTGAGTCTCAGCGTCTCTGTGTGCATCGTGTGTAAGGTCTTTTAAGCTCATTCTTCTTCCAGTTTAATTTGTAACGGATAGCCATTTGCTCTAGCTTGATTAGTTGCTTCAACTGCTTTAGCTTCAGCAATTTCAAAACTATAGATTCCAGCTATGCCGGAGCCAGTTTCGTGTACTTGGAACATAATCGCTTGGGCTGTTTCATGAGTATGTTTGAAGATTTCAATTAGCAATGAGATTACAAATTCCATGGGGGTTGAATCATCGTTGAGTAAAATAACCTTCCAATTTTTTGGTTCGGATACTTTAATTTTAATCTTTTCTTCTAGTTGAATATCAGTGCTAGCCATTGTTATCTCTTTTTTAAAATTGGGGGAGTTGCCTCCCCCGGGTTTATTTACACTTATTTAATTTCGATAGTACGAGGTTTGAGTGCATCTGGAACAATACGCTCAATTTCAATCACAAGCATACCATCCTTTACTTCTGCTCCTTTAACCTCCATATACTCAGCAAGAGTAAATGTTTGTTCAAAGTCCCTAGCGGCTAAGCCACGATGTAGATATTCAAAACGACTATCTGCTTGATTTAGTTTACATCCTTTTACGGTGAGTTGATCTTGGTCAACTTCTACTGTAATTTCTTCTTTACTAAAACCTGCTACTGCTACTTCGATACCATAATGCGTATCGCTATACTTCACGATGTTATGTGGAGGATAGTTTCCATTTTGGTGATGCGGCGCTGTAAAATAGCGATCAAATCCCACTAGTGCTTTGCTCAGTTGTGCTAGAGCGGCTGTGTCAATTGTTCTTAATTGGTGTGTCATTTTAGATCTCCTTATTAGCAAGAACATTTGTAGGGCCCCGGAGGCACCCTACGTTGTTATTATATTACTTTTTTTCTGTAGAGTCAACTTCTGTGAAGCTTGCATCTACTGTTTGTTCACCGGTTTGCGGAGCCTGTTGTTTGGCTTGCTCTGCGGCTTGTTTCTTTTCAAACACAGGAGTTGCTGATTCAAAAAGTGTCTGTACAGATTTTGTGATTGCTTCCACATCATCACCTGCATGGGCTGTGTCCATTGCTGTGAGTGCTTCTTCAATCTTACTCTTCTCTTCATCAGTTAATTGGTCTTTAACTTCGTCAAAGTCCTTTTGGAACTGATGACGTTGAGCATCGGCTTGATTACGAGCTTCAATAAGCTCACGAGCCTTTTTATCAGACTCTGCATTTTCTTCAGCTTCACGAACCATACGTTCAATTTCAGCTTCAGTTAATCCAGAATCAGATTTGATAGTAATCTTATTTTCTTTGCCAGTGTTTTTATCTTTGGCACTTACATTAAGAATACCGTTTGCGTCAATGTCTAGTGTAACTTCAATTTGCGGTGTGCCACGCGGTGCTGGAGCAATACCTTCTAAATTAAACTCACCTAACGATTTGTTGTACTTAAACAATTCACGTTCGCCCTGCGCCACTTTGATAGTAACTGCTGGCTGATTGTCGTCCGCTGTTGAAAATGTTTGACTATGCTTAGTTGGAATAGTTGTATTCTTTTTAATCAACTTGGTCATTACACCACCCATTGTTTCAATACCTAGTGTCAATGGAGTAACGTCTAGTAATAGAACATCTGTCTTATCGCCAGCTAGCACAGCACCTTGTATGGCGGCGCCTGCGGCAACTGCTTCGTCTGGATTAACATCCTTACGTGGTGCTTTACCAAAGAACTTTTCAACTGCTTCTTGTACTTTAGGCATACGTGTTTGGCCACCAACAAGAATAATTTCGTCAATGTCAGCATTAGTAACACCTGCGTCTTTCATAGCAATTTTACATGGCTCAATTGAACGTTTGATTAATTCTTCAACCATTGATTCAAACTTAGCACGATTAATAGTTACATTCATGTGCTTGGGACCACTAGCATCTGCGGTAATGTATGGTAAGTTAACGGCTGTGCTAGTTGTGCTAGACAATTCAATCTTAGCTTTTTCAGCGGATTCTTTCAAACGCTGTAGAGCCAACATGTCTTGTTTAAGATCAATGCCGTTATCTTTCTTAAATTCTGCAACTAGGTAATCCATTAACACTTGGTCAAAGTCTTCACCGCCCAAGAATGTATCACCGTTTGTTGATAGTACTTCAATTTGTTTGTCGCCATCGATGTTGGCAATTTCAATAATGGAGATATCAAATGTACCACCACCTAAGTCGTAAACTGCAATCTTGCGATCCTTCTTGTCTGTCTTATCAACCCCATAACTCAATGCCGCCGCTGTTGGCTCATTGATAATACGCAACACTTCTAAGCCAGCAATGCGTCCAGCATCTTTCGTTGCTTGACGTTGGCTATCATTAAAATATGCCGGAACAGTAATAACGGCTTGTGTTACTTCGTGGCCCAAATAGTCTTCAGCAGTCTTTTTCATTTTGCGAAGTACTTCAGCAGACACCTGTTGTGGTGCTAGCTTTTCGCCGTTAGCCTCAATCCACGCATCGCCATTGTCAGCCTTGACAATAGTATATGGCATTAAGTCTATATCTTTTTGTACTGCGGCTTCGTCAAACTTGCGACCAATAAGGCGCTTGCTGGCGTAGATTGTATTTTTGGGGTTTGTGACTGCTTGTCGTTTTGCTGTTGCACCTACTAGGATGTCGTCCTTTGTATATGCAATGATTGATGGCGTTGTTCTTGCGCCCTCGCTGTTTTCAATTACTTTAGCAACTCCGTTTTCTAGGACTGCTACACAGCTATTTGTTGTACCTAAATCGATACCGATGATTTTGCTCATATTGTTCTCCTTTAATTAAGCAAGAATATGTAGACCCTTACGGCATTCTACAAATTTATTTATCTCAGATATTCTCTAAATTAGGAATATTTGACCACTTTTTTAACTTCTCTATTTTAGCACGTTTAGCCGCATGTAAGCTACTCCAACTAACAACATTGTTAATCATTAGAATATCAATCATAGCTAACATATCGCCCAGTTCTTCTTCTAAATGCTCTTTGTTAGTTTGGTTAGTTCCATGTTTTCCATTATCCATGCCAAATCTACGAATCTTACTTACTGCCTGTATTACTTCTGCGGCTTCCTCTTGGAGGATATCCATTACTTCGTTGTTGTTTGTTTCCATTTTAGTTTGTCTTTGCAAAAGGTGCGATGTATGTTCCACCGCTAGTTGTACTGGTACGCAATGTGTTGTATACATTTTGAATACCTACTGCTTGATTCCACGCATCTTCTAACGCATGGTGTGCTGTAACTGGTGGACGCAGTGGATTGATACCCAAATCAAATGCTGTGCGTACATCACGCACTTCCCAAAACTTCCAAGGAACAGCACGATTAATTTTACGGAAAACATGTTCGCAAATGATAATGTCAAAACAACTGCCATTACTCCAAACACGTTTTGCGCCCCAGCAGAATTTGTACAGGCGAGCAAATGCTTCTTCTATATCAATTCTATCATTGGGATCAAAAGCGGCTTCTTGCGCTTCTTTACTTTGTTGAGCCCACCATGCAATGGTATCGTCACTTGTTGTTAACCCAATCCTGTCACAGCTATCAACATCTACTCGACAGTAAAAACTATCCATTTTAGGTTCTTGTAGTTCTTTTCCAAACGGATCAAACTTTACTGCACCAATTGTAAGGATAGTTGAATCTGGTGTAGTATTTAGAGTTTCTAAATCGATCATTACATCTGTATTCGCCATTTAAGTTCTTTCTTTATTGTGAACTTAAAGTATAACACAGATATAACGCAATGTCAATACATTTTCTTTGGTAAACTCTCTTTTTCGAGCTTCTTGCGCCAACGTGCTTTGGCCGCACCTTTGGCACGTTTACGAGCAGTTGTTGGTTTCTCGTAAAACTCTTTCGCACGTAGGTCGTCTAAAATGCCTGCATCTTCAACTTTACGTTTGAAACGGCGTAGTGCTTGATTAATATTCTCGTTATCTCTAACGGTAATACCTGTACCTTTACTCTTCTGATTCATCTGAGTCCTCATCATCTTCTGGGTCAGTAAGTTGTTCAACAATACTGTCCAGGTTATAAATCCTGTTTTTTGAAATTAAATTATATGGTGTAATTTCATCACTAGTTATATAGTATGCATTTGGTTGTGCTATTAGAAATGTGATAAACTGTCTTGTGATTGGATCACAGTTATCAACATCTACTATTACCACATCTACCTGCTGTGAAACACTTAACATCCAACTAATATCAGTTTCTTCATGCTCGTACATGAATATGTTTAAATCATCTATGCTTTTACTCAATATTGCTTGAAACTGTTGTTTTACATATATCGATGGCTTAACTAACAGATAACTTAAATTCAAATTGAATAGTTTATCCGGCGGTGTTATTACTGTTATTTTTCCTAAGTTCATATATCCTGCTTGCAAAGTATTCGATGTCTGATGGCCCATAGTCGTCAAACTTATGTGTACCATCTTGTATAGCTTTAATAAATCGATCTATCTCTAATTCCTGTGATGCATCTATACCTTCAAATCGATCTTTATCAAACTCTATGTAAAGACGATCCATTGGTTTGAATATATCAACTGAACTTCGATCTTGTATTCTTGCCCAAAGTGTATCAGCACCTTGCTCGGCATTTTGTACGTATCCTATTACTCCCGTGTCTTCACTTGCAACTGTCCGTCCGGGTTCTTGATCATGTAAGTCTTTTTTTTAGACTCGTCTTCCTGGCCCCATAGTTCAGCTAGTGAAATTGTTTTTGCCGGTGTATCGTTAGCAATAGGTAGTTGGGCATCGGCTTCTACTTTTAAAAGGTGTTCACCCCTATTAAGTTCAGCTTCAATTTTTTCAGCCTCAACTGCTTTCTCAGCTTCTTCTATCATTGTATTCCATTTTTCTAGCTCTGACTCTGTAGGTACTTCTTCTACAGGTTCCTCCGGCGCTGTTATATCACCTCCTAGTGCAGTCGACGGTGTTTCGCTTGGAACTTCTTCTGTGTGTGTTTGTTTAATTTCTGTGTTTGGTTCTTGAATAATAGGAGGAACAATGCCTACTATAGTATTATCTTTATCTACTAGTAATGCACCATCTTTAGATTCTTCTTTACGCCAGCCAAATGTCATTTGTGCGGCCAGCAACATGATAACTGCTAACGGATCAAATACAACAACAATCATTATGATGATCCATGTTACTGCTTTTTCCAACATGTTTTCATCTGCGCCATGATCACCGTAGATGAATTTGGCAATGTATTTGATTGGTCCTACTTCAGCTTCTACTTTTCGAACTTCTGCGGCAATTGGAGAACGTTCTTCATTTAAGGCAACAATTGACTTTTGAGATTTAGCAATGTCAGCCTGTATTTGAGTTCTTTCTTTAGACTGTCGCTGACGCATAGCATTGGCATTAACAGCACCTTGATCTGTTTTACTACGAGCAATCGTTTCGTCAATCGTAGCATCCATTTGCTTGAGTGCTTTACGATTGGCTTCAATGTTTTCTCGTTCTGTTTTAATTTTTTCGTCGTATATGGCAATCTTACTTTGGACATCACCACTGACTAGATTTTGGTCGTTGTGTGCTTTGGAAAGGAATCCAAAAATACCCATACTAGTAATAAGCATGAGAATAGCCACTGCCAAAATCATGTAATACTTCATGTAAGCAGGAGCACGTTCCCAATTGGCTTTAAGCCAGCTAGCACATACTAGTTTGCCAACCTCTAGGGCTGATCCCATTACAATGATAGGAATGACTGCCGCGGAAAAGATAGCAGTCAAACCTACTACAGAGTAGTAAATTGCGACTACAGAAATGGTGAGACCAGTAAGTAGTAATAACCAGGCTAAAATCATTATTAAGCGTTAATTACAGTGACAGTATCAATTAATGAAACAGTAACAGTACCAAGTGTATTGGTAGCTGTACTGGCGGCTGAGACTGTAAGGCTTAGTTGTGTACCTTCAGCAGTAGTTGGATCATATACTCTACATGAAGCTGATGTTTCTTGACGAATTGCATTAGCAACTGTGTTTTTAACGTATAGTGCTTTTGTAGTAATTGATCCACCGGCAATATCAGTTCCAGTAGTTGGAATGTATGCATCGCGCTCAAATTTAACTGTGAACGTACATGATGTAGCTTGGTCATCGCCTACAGTTTCGCCTGCCATAGTAACATCTAAAATCTGGCAGTCGGTTAATCCTGTTAAGGCGTTGATAATGTTGCGGAAACGCATATTACCCCTAGCACGGGCTTTACCCTTGACTAGTGTGGTTGGTGCAGTTGCAAGTGCGTCCCAGCCGTTTGAAGTAATACCACCGTTGGTATTACCGTCAGCAGTTGGGTAATAGGTAGCTGAGCTAGTATCGATCGCTACTCTATAGAAGTTTGGTTGTAATTGGTTTGAATCTTGTTGGAATCCTGATGGCATTGTATGCTCCTTAATATCTTATATTTATCAGTAAAACACCTGTTAGCTGATTATATACTAACAGGGTTTCACTTTACAATCTTTTTGACTACTTAAACACAATTAAAGCAAGTAAACTTGCTTGGACAAAAAATCCAAGCCCGATTGTTACGATATTGAGTAAATCCTTTTGAATTGTTGCTTTAACAAAAAATAAGAACAAACCTAGCCAGCTAAACAAGACCATGTCAACTGGTGGCATTTTCTCTGTTAATCCAGTCATAACAGCAATCATTGTGGGGATTGTTGCTAAGTGCAATAGCACTACAGCAATCCATCCTGCGGTTTCTGCACTAATTTGCGGTGCATGTTCTTTAATGTTTTTAACCCAAAGATCTAAATTAAATAAATCCTGTGTATATTTCTTAAATTGTGATGTATTCATTTTAATCCTCATTTGTAAAAAATATGTCGACCAACTTTAGCTACTTTTTCTTTATTCCACTTTGGATTGATATAGTCCCCGTGAAAGTAAAGTGCGTTTTTAATGGAAGGTAATCTAAAGCCCTCTAATAGAACTTTCTTTGCTACTTCCATACTTTCTGTGTATACTGCACCATTCATTGGTTTCTTTAATGTTGCAGTTTCACAGTACCAGCTGAACTGGCATAATACTTTTTCGTATACTATATTCTTTTGGTATACTACTTGGCAAATGTCACTGGGAAATTGCCCACTTTCTGCTCTGTTGATTGTAACTTGGGCTACTGCGACCTTGCCTTCAAAAGGTTCGTAACCTGCTTCATAGTATATGTTACGAGCTAGACAGTCTAGTTGTTTCTGTCTTAATTCTGCTGTAACCGGACTCGCATATTGGCGAGCTGTTTTTAGGGTATCCAGTTTGTAATTAACTGCCTTATACCCTGCTAGTCCTACTAGCACCATTGCTAAAATAAAGACTATTGTTTTGATAATGCGTATCATATGTTTTTCTCCTTTACGCTGGATCACGAAATCGCTAGTTCCGTCATTATAAAATATGGCTCTGATACATCTCCTTGTGCGTTAAAAGCCTCACTGCTTTTGGTACCCCAAACCTATGAGGTACAATAAGTAATTATCCAAAAAATACTCCTGAATAACTACTACTTTATACTTAGCATCAGTTATCTCCGCATTCGAGAAATATCTACTGCCTGTTCATCACTAAACACTGGCACTGCATTACTCTTATGCATGGTAGCAATGCCTTTTACCATGGTACCTGTATAAACTTTTGGGGGCTTAACAGTACATGCTCCACCACTAAATGGTAAACTTGGATGTTTGACATCGGTACCGTATCTACTGTATGGTTTGTTATCCGGTTTCCAAACTTCACTAGTCATAGCACGTTTGCGTTTCTTTTCTTCAGCTTCAATGCCCCAACGCTTTTGAAATTCTTTCCAACTTTCTTCTTGCTCACGAGCCTTCCTTGCGTGATCAGCGGAAGCGAATTTCTTTTTACCTTTTTTCTTGCCAGTGGTACTGAGCCACGGCCCTTCTAAATGCATACTCATAATTTTATCCTAAGATATCGAACATAGGACTATTATATAATTACTTTTGGTATTTGTCAACCAGTATTTTTTCGTTATGCCAAACTTCACTCATCGGTGTGTTTTTGAACTCTTCAAAGCAAGGCGTTCCCAATGTGTAGTGGATTAATTTGGCGGCTTTGTTGGATCCAAACTCATCTGCTAACCAATTCCATTCTATCGGAAGCTCGCCAATTAGATCATCAGCTAACCAACTAAATCGATGCACTTCCGGCCCAGTTGCTGTTTGAATAAATTCAGGAGTTATCACTCGATTAGCAATGTGGCCGCAATTCCAAAGTATAACGCTACTCCAATTTTTTCTAGGATAGTCTTCGTTCTTTGCTCCTAGATATTTTTGAGATTGTTTAGTTTTATAATTGTGTTTGACTACCATTACTGCTTTTGATTCGTCTTTTAAATTCCATAGTTTATCAATATCATCTTGTAACACCATGTCACCGTCAATAAAAATAGCCCAACCTTTATAATTCATTAAGTTTGGAACTAAAAATCTAGTATATACAAACTCATTGCTACCGTCAGTGTGGGTTTCTACGTAGTTTGCCAATAATGTTAAAGACAACGGAATGATGTTAATAGGTTTTGTAGCATGTCTAATTATGCTGTTAGAGCATACATGATATGCTATTGTCTCATTGGTATCATACCCAATAAAAATTGAAATCATGTTATCACCGTTTTAGGCGGATCAACTTTGACCTTATGATTGACTATTAAAGTGTCTGATGCAAATGATTTACCAATTATTGCTAAAATTAGAGCTTTGCATATTAGGCCGGGCATATCTTGTATCAATGATTCGTTGTTAAAATATATTTGTATGCTTGCATCTTTTTCGCTAGTGTACCAAGGCTTAAGAACATCAATATTAGAAAATACAGTAAAAGACGAACTCTGAAGTCGCTGATGTATAAACTGTTGCCATGTTGATGTATTAGGACTTACGGAAAACGCATCGAGATTAATGTGTGGAATTATTGAACAGTGATCTGCTACTAATTGAAATTCTAACGTATTATTTTCTAACAACTTGTCTTTATCAAACAGTTGCATCGACTTGAGAAAATCAAAATCAACGCCGCCTGTATTGAAATATAAACAGTTTATTGGCGTGGTGTTGTGGAATAGTTTTATAATATGGCCACGAGCTGTACCCGGGTGTACTACATTTTGTTGTATTCTTGGATTGTAATGAACAGCTATCGGGTGAGTAAATCCGTTCTTTAAAAAAGAATAGGCTAGCCAACATATTTTAGGAAACACATGGTTGGTACCTGCGGATTTAGAATTATCTTGGAGATAATGTTTAGCCTGAAAAAATTGCTTTATAGGATTTAACAGATCAACAGAATCTCTCAATAACAAATGACTCTTATCAATGTCACCTATATATAAATTTTCTGTTGTTCTCTTATATTTGTAAAAAAACTCTATCCGTTCTGTTATACCAGCAATTGGAATTAGTTCGTGATTAAACTGACTACGATCTAGTATAGTGTAAGGATAGAACTTTTTCATTCAGCATTTATTTAACAGCTGGTTTACGAGCGTTTTTAGTTGCTGTAACATCGTTACGAATGTCTTTACATAACTTGGCCAATTCTTGGCAATGCTTACGAACGCGAGTACCAGCGGCACCAACTTCCTTATCGTAAAACTTTTCAAAGTCGCCTTCCATTGCCTCTACTAACGCTGTGAATTCTTGATATCTATTAGCCATTTTTAATTCTCCTTTAATGGTGAGTAATTTTTACTCTACTACTAATTTAGCAGATGTAATGTGTGTTGTCAATCTTTTTGATTAAGGGCCGGCAAATACGTTTGAACTAGCTAGACCAATTGTAAAACCTTTTGCGGTTACTGATCCCACCACTGCCACTGGCTGATTTTCAGCGAATACTTTCATTGACGGAGTACTAACTATGACATCGCCAGCATTTGGAGGGCCGCCAATTGTACTACCGTTTATCACAGCAGTTGCTCTATTATTAACTTGTACTGAATCTGCGCCGGTTGCAATCAATCCACCTGCATGATCTATATTAATTCGACCTACGCCTTTCTTTGCCATACTATAAGCCGCCTTTTATCTTAGCCCATAGAGATTGAGCAGACGAGCTAATTTGCGCACCGATAGTATCGATAGAGTCTGATATCCATTTGGCCACAGTTTTGTATGCATTAGATCCTGTTATCCAAGTTCCCACTTCGGCAACACTACTGCTAACAAATCCAATTGCTAATCCAGAAGCTCTAGAAGCTGATTGTATTAAGTTACCGTTTATTATAGCAGTTTTGAATTGGTCGTCTAGCGGTTTCATAACTGGCTTATCGGGTGAGGCCGCCTGATAAAAATTATTAATTTCTATTTGACTTGCGGCAGCTATTGTTAATGTTGCACCGTGTGTAGATTTAGTAGTGGCAACACTTCCAGTTGCGATATTAAGGTCGCTTAAAAACTTTGCTATTTCTTTTTTCCTATCAGCCATGCTTGCTAGACTGTCATTAACTCCAGACAATACTCCAGCTATAGTTAATGGGGTTACACCGTTTCCTAATTGTAGCATTAAACTGGCAATCAATGAAGATAACACCAAAGCCTCAGCTTCAATTCTAGCGGCATAATCGTTAGTAACGGTAACTTGAACTGGAACAAACGGAGGCAACGGCCCAATTGAATAAGGTTGATTACTTGTACCGGGTTGTGGACTAGCAACAAAAACTTGTTTTTGACCGTAAGCCATTATGCAGAAGATCCGCCCTTGGCTTTGGCAAACAGTGATGATACACTAGGTGGCAACACTCCAAGAATTGAGTCAGCGGCATCAGATAACCAACCTGCAACGGTAGTATATGCTTTAGTCCCGGCAATCCAAGTACCTAGCGCCGCTGTATTAGTTGTGATATAGTCTGTGACTATGCCACCTACAACTGCGGCTTGGTTAAGTGATATGCCATTGATCACGCTGGTTTTTATTTGTGCAGGTAGTGTAGGCAGTACTGGCTCAGGCAAGTCTGCACGTTTTAATGCGTCCAGTGTGGCCTGCTTTTGAAAGTTATTCTGCTCAATCTGACTTGCGGCGGCCATTGCTGTTACCGCAGTTAGCGACGATTGTGCGACTGCTACTGATCCTGTGGAAACATTAAGATCGCTAAGTTTTTTAGCAATCAATTTATCAGCATCGGCAATATTAGCAAGACTACTGTTAATACCAGATAAAATAGCAAGTAGTGTGCCGGGTGCTTCAGTGTTACCAATTTGCAAAATAATAGAATTAAAAGCAGCCTGTTGTGCTAGTGTTTGGTTAAAGATAGCAACGGCTGCATCGTCGGTTACTGTAGCCGTTCCAGGCCCTGTCATGGTTACTACACTTGGCATGTCATATCTCCTAAATTAATATTTATATCAGCTTAATGCCCGATGTTGATTCGATAAATTGTTTAGCGAATTGCTTGTCAGTTGCTTCTGCTACTGTAACTGTGGATTTTGACAATTTAACTTCTTTGTCTGGATGTACTGTAAACAAGTAAGGCATTAAGCCCGGGCCCTTTTCGCCCATACCAATAACCATTGGACGGCTTAGTTTATAATAAAGAGCACCATCTTCTATTAGTTTAGCAACTAGCTCTTCACCGCTTGTTAGTTTAAAGGTGACTACTTCACCTTCGCATACGCCTTTGTCAATTAACATGTTTATCCTTTGAGTGTGTTAAAAAATTCTTCGTCTTTGCCAGCTAGGCCTTGATAGCCTCCTGGTAGGAGAACGCCGTCCTTGAAAATCTGTGGAACGCTACGCAACCCTTGCTCCGTTAGGAACTCACGTGCGCTTGGTTCGTCTTCCATTTTAATAACTTTAAATGGAATTTCTTTGCTTTCTAATAATGCCATTGCTCTATCGCAAAATGGGCAATTATTTTTACTGTAAACTGTAATCATATTTCTCTCTTATAATGCTGGTAACTCATTGTAGTCAATAGCATCACCCATGACTCCAATAACGTAATTGGTTGATTCACTTTCCTGTAGTGCAGTTTGTTTCTTGCTGGTATCAACGTGTTTGTTGAACCAAGGAATAGGAGTTGACTTTGGAGCAGGGTTATTGTATTTGATGCCAATATCTTTAAGTGCGCCCACTGCTGTATAGTCCACAAAGTCTTTTAAAATATTAGCATTCAAACCAATCACTGGTCCTTTGTTAAACAAATAAGTTGCCCAGTCCTTCTCTTCACGAATGACATCCATGTACAATGCATATACTTCTGCTTGACATTCGTCTCGAGCTTCAGCGAACCTGGGGTCTTCTTTAACCACTTGATTGATCAAGTAAGCAGTCCAGCCCTTGTGTAGCAGTTCGTCTTGTAGAATCAAACTGATAATATTGCCATTACCGATAAAGATTTTATTCTCTACCATGGCCAAACTTGTAGCAAAGCTAACCATAAAGCGGAACGCTTCTAGAGCATAACTGGCGTGAAGTGCCAGGTAGATTGCTTTAACATGTTCTTTTTCAGTAACTGCTTCGCCTAGTTGTTTACGACAGTTGACCATATGTAATGCTTCGTAGTAGTTGCCAACGCTTGAAGCCATTTCTACAATTTCTTTAGTGTCATGGATTGTATTAAACACATCCTTAGGTACATTGTAGATGTTACGGATAATGTGGCTATAACTCTTGCTGTGAATGTTAGTTTCAAAGAACGTCCAGTTATAAACTAATGCTTCTAGTTCAGGCAAGCTAATTACTGGCATAAAGATTTGGCTTGGGCCACGTCCCTGTAAACTATCTAATGCGGTCTGGCGTAGCAAGTTGCTAGTAAAGATGTGCTTGACCGCATCACTGGCATCCTTAAAGTCATTTGAATCTTTCGTTAGGCTAATCTCTTCTGGTTGCCAAAAGAAACCACGTGCCGTTGCTTCAAAATCTGCGATCTTTTTATACTTGACTTCTTCGAATCGTTGTATGGTTACTGGACCTGCAGGATCCAGAAACATTTTGCGATTAAGATAGTCTGTCTTTGTTGTTAAATTATATTGTTGTTTACTCATTTTAATATTTTCCTGATGCAAGTACTATCTTGCAAATGTGTTCTAATCTTTCTATGTGCTCATAGGCACGCCAAGGAGTGTTACCAATGGCTACTACACCGTGTCCTTTGATTCCTACTATATCAAACTTGATGTTACCTTCGCGGTCAAGTCCCAAGTTACGATGACACGCTTCGCCCAATTCTTCACTGATCGGAGCAACGTCTCCCACATTAGATGCTACTTTAGTATAACGATTAAGTTCGGGAAAACTATCACTGACAGTGCCCAAGTCGATGCCGGCATGCATGGCCGCAATGCAGTAAGTTGGATGAACGTGTACAACTACCCGCACATCGTCTTTGTGCTGTCCTAATTCTTTCTGTAGTCCAAAATGCAAAGGCATCTCACCACTAGGTTCCAAGTTGCCTGATAAGTCTGTTTGTTCAATGACTTCCCAATTATAGTTAAAAGCACCATTGCCAACACCACTGTTAATTGTTCTCCAGATTTTAATCTTCTTGAACATCTCTGGTTGCATCTGTTGTTTACGCACACCACTTGGTGTTACATAAAAATGATCACGGTCATGATGGCGTATAGAAATGTTACCATCTCTACTAGTAATCCAATTACGCTTGTAAGCGTCTACTAAAATATCACAACAAGTTTCTAACATTATTATCCCTATACTCTAAAACTTTCACCACAGCCGCAACGGTCACGCTCGTTAGGATTGACAAAATCAAAGCCTTCATTAAGTCCATTACGTACCCAATCCATAGTCAACCCGTCTAGATAGGCTAGACTTTTGGCATCTACTAGCACAACAAACCCGTCGTGTGCAAAATTAGTCACTCCTACTTCGGCTTCGTAACTATCTACATATTCTAACACATAAGCTAATCCAGAGCAACCGGTAGTTTTCACACCAATCCTAATACCAACGCCCTTACCACGTTTAGCTAATGTTTGTTTAATTCGGTTACTGGCTGTGTCGGTTACGGTAATCATTCACTGCCGCCTTGATAGCATCTTCTGCCAATATACTACAATGTATTTTAACCGGAGGAAGAGCCAGTTCTTCTGCTATTTCTTTGTTTTTGATTGTTCCGGCTTCGTCGAGGGTTTTTCCCTTGAGCCATTCTGTAACGAGGCTCGAACTCGCGATAGCCGATCCGCAGCCATACGTTTTAAATTTTGCATCTGTAATAATACCTGTATCATCGTCTACCTTTATCTGTAGTTTCATTACATCACCGCAAGCAGGGGCGCCTACCATGCCTGTGCCTACGGTAGGATCATCTTTAGCAAATGAGCCTACATTTCTTGGATTTTCATAATGGTCAATAACTTTTTCGGAATAACTCATAGTTTACATGCCTCACAGTCGTCTTCTAAATCTTCATAATGAAATCCGTTTACTTGAACTCCATTTATATGTGTTTGTTCGGGTGTTGGTTCTGCAATTGCCTTACTACCTTGCTTGTTAATCAAACTATAGTAGAATGTTTTCAATCCCCACATGTGTGCTTGCATCAAGTTTCTAGCAATCAATGTAGTTGGAACTTTACGATCTGCCCAGTGTGCTGGATTGTAGAATGTGTTAGTGCTAATTGATTGGTCGGTATACGCCGCAATGATTGCCGCAGTCTTTAAATAACCATCACAATCTTTTTGTTCCCACATGAGCTGATATTTGTTTTTTAGTTTATGGTATTCTGGCACTACTTGTACAAACGATCCTGCTTTTGATTCTTTAGTACTAATCAAACTCATAGGCATTTCAATACCATTAGTACTGTTAATAACAACACTACTAGATTCAACAGGGGCAACAGCCATTTGTGTAGCATTGCGAACTCCATACTCTTTCATGTTAGTGCGTAGTGTTTCCCAATCAAGTTCGGGAGTGAAGTTTGCAAGCTCGTTAACACCCTTGGCACGTAATTCCCAGGGGAACGTACCTTTACCATAACGAGTATGCTCAGAACCCAAGCAAGCACCTCGTTCTTTAGCAAGCTCAACACTTGCTTCTGTTAGGTAAAATGCTTGATGCTCCATCCAAGATTTAACTTCACCCAGTGCGTCTTTCTCACCGTACTTTAAACTACGCTTGGCATGCCAGTAGGCTAGATTTGTGATGCCAATGCCTAGTGGACGGATTTCATCGTTGCTTAGTTTGGATTGTATGCTTAGAAAGTCTTGATAATCAAGTATGTTGTTAAGGCTACGGTGTAGAATACGGCAAGCACGGCGCATGTCTTCTGGGTTACGGAATGCACCCCAATTGATAGATCCTAGTGTACATAACGCAATGCGTCCCTCTGCATCATCAAGACGTTTGAATGACTTAGTTGGTAATAGGATTTCACAGCACAAGTTACTTTGATAAATCGTATGGTACTCTGGATCAAATGGGCCTTGGTTCATGACATTGTCAATGAACACCAAATAGATACGACCTGTATCAGTTCTCTCTTTTAATATGCCTGACTTGAATACTTCTTCAGCACTCATTGTCTTAGTGCGTAGGTCTTTACGCTTTTCGTATTTTACATATAGCTCTTCGAAGCGTTCTGTATTTTGATAGAACGCTTCATACAAATCTGGTACTTCATTGGGGTCAAAGAATGTTATGTCTTCTTTGTTTTTAAATCTTCTCCAGAAGAAGGCACTAAGCACAACCCCATAATCCATATGACGGACTCGGGTTTCTTCTGTTCCTTGGTTGTTCTTAAGTACAATAAGGTCATCAAACTGATGATGCCAAATAGGATAGAATACAGTAGCACTAGCATTACGGATACCTCCTTGTGAACATGATCGCAAATCGCCAAACCATTTCTTCAGGAATGGTATCATACCTGTGTGCATGATCTCTCCGCCACGGATGGGACTACCTAGTGGACGTAGTCGTCCAATCTCTAAGCCAATGCCAGCACGTTTGCTGGCATACTTGGCCATCATTTCTCCTGAAGCAAATATACTATCCAAGTCATCATCGCTACGTATAAGAACACAACTCGAAAATTGCTTTGTAGGAGTGCCGAGTCCAGCAAGTACAGGAGTAGCAAGAGTAAAGAGACCGTCTGAAGCCGCTTGGTAATACTCTTTGATAAATCGCATACGAGCTGAGTTAGGTTCTTCTTTATGGAACACAGTGGCCGCCGCAACCATATATCTAATCTGTGGAGTTTCATATGTTTGTTTTGTACTACGATTTTTAACCAAGTACTTCTCTATTAATTGTTCAATGGCCGCATAACCATATTGCTCGTCTTTTTCGTGTTCGAGCATGTCGTTCATTCGGTTCCAGTCTTCTTCTGTGTACCACTCTAATAGCTCGTTAGTATACAATCCAGTAGCAACATTTGTCTTCACTATCTCATAAAGGTGCGGAACTTGATATGATCCATACACATCTTTTCTCAACATTGATAATCGTTGTTTGCCTGCAACAAATTGGTAATTGGTATGACCTACATCGGGATTTGATTCTACGTCGATAAGGTCGACTATTGCTCGAAGTGTAATTCCGTCAATTTCTTGTGTTGTTATGCCGTCATAAAAATGCGGTTGACTTTTGATTTCAATCATACTCTGACTGACATCTGCAATTCCTGCACATACTTTTGCTATTTGAGCTTGCCATTTCTCTACTGCAAGTGATTCTCTGTTTCCGTTTCTTTTTATAACTGTAATTTTATTCATCTCATGTGTCGCTCTTTATTATAAATGGCTGTACTACTATTGTCTAGGAAGTATTTAGTACCACTACTCAATCGTTGAAAACATCCTGGCACTCAACGTCTGCGGCGTCGATTTCGCGTAGTAATCGATTGGTTTTATAGTGGCGAAAATCTTATCACGGTAGCATATTAAATTATATGCGCAGTTATCAAATAAGTCAAATGACTTGAGCAATAATAATACTGCCAATTTTAAAAGTTAGCAATATATGAGTATGAAAATACACCCGAGTCTGAATTTGATACAGCTGGGGTTGTTAATGTATTTGAATATTGGATAGCAATGCTTGTTGGAATATCGCCAACACCGCCTAATGGGTTCCCAACTTCATTCAACAGCACCGCAGAGATATCAAGCTTCAATGCGTTCTCATCGCTAATACCAGTCACATTGTATTCGTCTGTTAATTGAGCTTTGGTTGCATTGGCCGCTATACTTGCATCTATATCAACTACTAGTGTTATTTGGCCTCTTCTACTAAAATTGTTATTTGTGCTTCGATACACGTATTCAATTTTATAACTGATAGTTCTAGTAGGCGTGCCGGATGCTCCGGTTGATACTGGTAGTGTGAACAACAGTGACGGACTAGTAATGTAGCCAACTTGTATTTGACGAGTAGCATATGACGTATATGTACCATAGCCAGACACTTCTGGAATGTATGGAATTAGCACTAGTTCACTTACCGCAGTTGGGTGGGTAGTTGGATTAAAGGATGCAATTGATGTTCCAGACGATGCTGTTAAATTTCTACGGGCGCCGCCTAGCGTATTGGCAATTGAAAAGTTTGTACTACCACTAATGCTTTGTACATAGTATGTTGTGCCAGCAGTGATCCCGCCAATTGAACCGGTAAATTGAATAGCAGTTCCAACCAACAAGTCATCAGTTGAGTCAGAGGTAATAAACTCAGTAGTAGTTGCTGATGTGATAGCAATCGTTGTTAAGTTACCGGGAGTGGCATTAAAGTCAATGCCAACTGTACTTACTGGATCAATTGACAAATTACTAAAGTTATTAAATGGTGTTGTGTAACGAGTAACAATTGTAATGTTTGAAGCTGATGTATAGTTTTGTTTCAATGTACCTTGTACATTGGTTGTGGTTTGTTTAATCTTATCATTTTTAAATGCAGTGATTGGTTGACTCAATGTAAGGTTAACTGTAAATGAATTTGACGATAGTGTTTCTTCTCTATCAGATTGCACATTCAAACATGCATTGCCAACTTCACCAAAGTAAATTTGCGGGTATTCTGGAAAGTACACTCCTGAACCATTGTTACCAACGTCAACTAGTTTCCAATCACGGATAGTGTTGTTGTTACCGCGATGAATAATTAAGGCATGTTGTTTAATGTTATTAAACTTAGCTCTAGAGATTTGTGTGTATCTTGGACCATATTGTTGTCCGGGAGTTGTTCCGTCTGTATTTTCACCAAATACAAATCCTTGGCGACAATCTGTTACAGCAATGTCTTGGAATGTGTTGTTAGTAATGTCTTGTTGTGCCCATACTGCATAACTAAATCCAGAGATAACAACATTACTAAACAAGTTGTCACTACAGGTAACTAGTGCCGAAATTGCATTAAGGCTAATAGCTTTACTGTCAGCATTGCCAACACCATTCCAGTTGCCTGCAATGATAAGGTCTGTAAACTGGCTGTCTCTAACTGCATCTAACTGCAAACCTGTTTGATTGTATGTATCTGAATAAACTGTTAATCCACTAAACACAATCTTTCTAGGTTGCGTATTACCAAGAGTATTGTCAATGGAACTAGGACTGCCAATAGTTGATAAGTCGTTTACAAATTGTATTGCTGGGCCAACACCCGTGTAACTAATAATAGTTTTGTCCGGACCAGAGCCAACAATAGTTGCATAACTAGGAATGTACAATGTTTCAGTAGTTTTGTAAATGCCGGGCCCTAACTCTAATACTACTCGAGTACTGGTACCGTCTGCTGTGTTAATACTAGATGGACTAGTTGGGTTTAAAAACAATTGGTCTATAGCTCGCTGTAGTGCCGCAGTATCATCTACTGCACCATCTGCTTTTGAACCAAAGTCAGCGGCAGTAACTCGATCATCTAAACGATCTTGTGTTGAACGACTAACCGGATCATTACGTGTTGGCCCTGTTGAAATAGCAGGGTCATTGGTTTTATAAATGTGGTATAGTAGGTTGAGTAAATTACCTCTAACAGTAAGATCTCGTTCTGTTAGTATTTTAGTATTACCAACAGCCGGGCTACCTTCCGCAACTGAGCCGTTACCAATGTATAGTTCTTGGGTGTCTAGAGACCAAGCTAGTTCACCAGACGCAAGTTGCGGTAAACCTGTACCACCAAGCGATTTTCCTCTACGTACTTGAATACGGCTAATTTGCACTACGGCCATAATAATATCCTCTTATGGGATATTTATCAGTTTTCTCGGTAGTACTGTTCCACTCTGTTCCACCATTGCTTTTCCCAATGCCCAAACATGTCCGGAGTAAGGATAAACTCTTGATAAGCAGGATCTCCCCATATCATGGGCGTAATTTCTGGTGGTTTTACACACATAAACACTACACCTTTTTGTATATTAGTTCCGTGTACTTTATTGTGCGCAAGTGCATAAGCGACCATTTGCAAGTAGTAGTCTTCAATCCACTCATGCTTTTTAGGCTTGTTGGTTTGCTTATGGTCCATGATTGCGCCTTCATTCAAATGAAGTCCAACACAATCAGTAGTTCCTGCATATAGACCGGGATAGTAAAGTCCAACTTCTACTCCCCATACTTCATCAACATTCTTAAGCCCGTGTTCAATAATATGTTTGGCCATTTTGTGGCTTTGCACACTATATGGGTTTGATCCCGGATCATTAAGCGTACCTTGCACAATGTAGTCTTCTAAATACTTGTGCATACGTGTGCCACGGCTTGCGGCTTCTGTAACAATCTCAGTGGCTTTCTTTTCACCCACAGCTCTGCGCCATGCTTGTAGTGCGGCAACTTTTTCTGCTGGTTTAGTTTTGTCTAGGATTGTTGTAACGGATGGTAGTTTACCTCCGTCTGGCGTGGCGTATAAACGCTTGCCTTCTACGCTTTCCCTGTTTAAGGGAGTGTAGTCATATCGTTCTTTGAGTAAGGTCATAGGACTATTTTACTACAAATAGCCCTATGTGTCAATTAGTTATTAAGCCAAATCACCACGCTTAGTAGCACTCATAGCCATTTTGCTAACTTCACTTTGGCCAGCATCTTGCTGTTGGACAGGTTCATCCGTGTTAGCATCTGTCTTGAGCGTTAAGCCAACACCGTCAAACTTGTCTACTTTATTGTGCAATGTTTGTTGCTCGGGCGGAAGACTTGCTTCTTGTTCCCATCGACGAGCAAACGTTCTATAAGAAATTGGGATGCCCATATTTCTAAGGGCAACCCAAGTCAGTTGTGATGCGGTACCTTGATTATCGGCTGCGCTTTGTGTTGTAAAAAGGAGCCTATCTAACGGTTCAATTGTTTCTATTACTTTTTTTTTGAGTTGAGTAACATGCCTAAACGACGGCTGTAGTCTACCGACTCACGCTTTTCTCTGCCTGCTTCTGCCGACATTGGTGTTTCTTCGTCCATGCCTGGCTCACCGCCTGGTGCTGGTGGCATTGGTAGTTCTGGTAGTCCGCCTGCTGGTTCTTCGCCTGGCAACCCGCCCATTCCGCCTGCTGGTGTGCCCATTGTAGGAGCCTCACCACCTGATACAATTGCTAATGCGCTTGACAAGCCTTGACGACTTGTTTCTAATGATGTATAAATTGCCTCTAGAGCCGGCTTAACTGAATCTTGGTAACGTTGTGCAACGTCACTGCCTTGGGTTTCTCTTATAGAGTCTAATAGTTCTAGTAGCTGTTCTGCTTTCATAGCCGCAACATCTTCTAGCCAGCCTGTAATACGGTCTACCATATCTTTAGTAGCCATAATAGTTTCAGCTTTAGTTTCTTCGCCTTCTAGTAGGATCCAACTTGCTTGTGCTTCATTTAGGTCATAACGTAATGACAGTTCTGCCTTAAGTTCTTCTGTATCTGATTCGCCTAATCTCATTCTGCTAAGTGCTGAGTCAATCCAGCTATCTGGCACTGCCGACTTTCGAGCACGGTGACGGATAAATGCTGTGATGTTGTTGCTTTCGTTTGTTTTTGCTTTAGTTTTCATAGGCTTTTCTTCTTTATCTTCCTCTTCGTCGCATTCACATGGGCTACAATCACACTCTGAACAAGTGCTTTCTGCTAATTGATCACGCTCTAGGATAGCTTGGTTGATGCAATCTAGCATCAAACGTGTTTTTTGATATTGTGCGCTTTCAAGAACAGATTCATAGCTTTCTGATAGTTCCATTTGACTTAAACGTGTGCGCAACTTGTTACGTGCGTCTTCTAATTGTACATCGCTAAACTGCTCAAAGTTAATCTTATAGCCAAACTTCTGTGCTAGGCTTTCGTTAAGCTGTTTGCTTGTAATGGGTTTTGACAATTCTCTAATTTGCATGATCTATTCCTAGAAATCTTATAGTGTATTTATACTTTTCATTATACGAACGACCACTTAAACATACGTGAAATTGTTTCTTTGTAATATTGGGTCTTTTGCTCGCTGTCTTCTAGTTTATTTAACAAGATCACATATCGGTCAAATTCTTTTGCAGTTTTAATGTTATTACGATATACTTGATTATCGCAGTAGTTAGACCAGTACCTATTGTCTAAACGTTTGATTTCAAAAAACTTGTCTAAGCTAGTTGTACTGTATGCTTTAGCGGCCATTAGGGCACAGGTTTTAAGGAAGTATTGTTCAATTAGTGTTTGATTTCTATAATTGTACATACACCAGATACCGGCACTATTTTGTTTAATTAGATAGTTCTTATAAACTGCGGCGCCGCCTGGCAATACAGTTATAGGTAACTTGCGGTCAAGCTCAGTCTGAAAGTGTTCAGCTAGCTCTTTTACTACTTGTTTTTTGTTTGATTTTTTATTAAATTTTTTCATTTGCAACTACCGTAGGATTATCCATCCCTACTTTAGTTACCAAACTTTTGCGGATCATGGCCTCAACTCTGAACTGATCGTGTTCATCGAGCTGACTAAGTTTGATGGGAGTCTTTAACTTCTTTAGTAGTTCTGCTTCTTCGTTAGTAGTCCAAACTGTAAAATCGTTAATTAATTCGTTTATTTTCATCTTAGGCCTGCAATAGTTAGCATCTTGTCTAACAGTGCATTATCTGATTCTTCTAACTTGTGTATCTCAGATGGTTTCATGCGTTGGTTTGGCTGTGGTAACGGTTGGCTCCTGCTGTCAAAACTTGGAGCAGGATTTCTTGTTGCAGGCAGATGCATTATGCCTGTGATTTCAGCAAATGCGTTTGGCCCAATTTTCCATTTGTGTCCAGTGTTTAATGCTAGATATTTTTTGCCTTTAAAAACAACATAACCCATTCTGTTACCTGCATTAGCCGGATCTGCAATGTATGCCTGATCAACTTCTTTTCTAGTGCTGGTGATTTCAATAGGGTCGCCATCCGATGCAAATAGTTGCGCACCTTTTTTGATTGCATTAACTGTATTTGAACTGTTAGATGGTTCTAATTCTTCCGCCATTGGTCTTGCAGGAGCTCCCATAGTCTGTTGTGGGGCTTGATTACTTATTGCAATCTTTGTACCAGCGGCTAGACGTTGTTGAGGTGTTTGTTGTGTAGTTGGATTTGTTGGACTGCCCGGCTGTGTTGTCATGTTAAACACATCGTTGCCTTGGGCATCTTGTGTAATAGCACCAAGCAAGTCTTTCTTGATTTGTGTGCCGTCTGGCATTTGAACCGTAATACTTTTGTCGTCACTTGCTACAATAGTACCTTCTTGGTCATTGCCGGTAGTAGAAGGCATTTCTTCTGGCACTGGCATTGTTTTTCCTGGTACTAAAGGTTTAACAATTTGTTTAACTTTCATTATATTCTCCAAGGCTTAATTCAGCACTTTGTAATTTGTTTATGTAACGTCTGAACTTATCAATTTTACCTCTAGCACGTAACAGTTTAAATGCTAGATTTTCTACACTATACTCACCGCCTTGTTCTAAGCCAGCTTGTCGTAAGCGTCTAATTTCAGACATAGTTTCCTTACAAGTATTTAAGTCATTTGAGCGCATCGCTTGGTTAATTCTGCTAGCATAGTTTCTAGCTTTTTTAGTAACATCTGCATCTCTAATTGTAGGAGGTTGATGTTTTGGTTTACTTAACCACTTATCATTTAGTAAACTATAGATTCCAGCTGAACGATGCGGTTGCTGTACGTCTTGTACATACAACTCAACATCAATGCCTTTGATCTTAATGTCGTGTGTGAAGTTATATTCGTTTTTCTTAGCAGAGTACAACTCGCCCAGTGCAACTTGGTTGCGCGGCATATCTACAACAAGGTGTAGATCTAAGTCACTGCTTTCAGCGTACCCGTAGGCCGCATTACTTCCGCTAATGGTAATATCTCTCAAGTTCAACTTAGGTACATTAAGGAACTTGGCAAAGTGCATGGCTATTGCCATGAGCTTATAGCGTACTTCGATTATTAGTTTATTGTTTTCCCAGATTTTTGGGTTAAGATTGTCGTGGTATACGACTGGGTTGATTGATTCTTCGAATTCTATGATCTGCATTTGTCATTATTTAACAGATTATAAACCGACAAATTTTAAAAGTGTTGCCATACTAGGATTACCAATCCATCCTGCACCAGCGGCAAATGCTAATGCTATCATTCCGTATTTCATCCACTTGTCTTTGATCTGCTGTAGATCTTTAATCTTCTCTGCCATCTCGGCATGCTGATTAGTTGATGCATCACGCATCTCTCTAAGTGTTCCAACTAACGAAGTTTGATTGGTTGTGATGTCCTGGCGGATATCATCAAACTTTTCATTAAAGTTATCAACTTTTGTCTCAAGTACGCTTACTCGCTCTGTTACTGTAGCCATCATGGCATCTCCAATGTTATAAGTCAGGGACTCGCTCCGAGTCATGTGCCTAGTGTATGATTGAATGCCTAATGGGTAATGCTATGCCTAGTACTCTATTTAGTCACTTTTTGGCAAAAACAATATTACGTCCGGGCCCGCCTGTGACAAAAACTGCATAGTGCTGTTCCATTAACTCGTCTAGCCCTTGTATATAGGGTATCAAGTTAAAGTCTTCTTTTAAATTGCCAACTGGGTCGCCGTCTGCTTCAAACAAGAAGTCACGTTCTGTACCAAAGTCAAAGCGCCATACTCTAATAACTTCATCAGTGTCAAAGCCTATAATTTTGCCCTTGACTTCTAGCACTTCGGGATTGTATGCAAATGCTACGTTGGCTCTAATTCCCAGTGTTTGCAATACCGTGTTGAAGTTTTGTTCCTTCCAACGTGCATGTTCTTTGCCTGCTTCAGGTCTGTATTGTCCAGTGTGCGTAATATCTACGAGGGTGTATAATTTGTATTCCATGGTAGTATTTAACCGTCGTAAAAAAGCCTACTGTGAAAGTAGGCTTAGTCTTCCCATCCCTGAGAAATAAAACTAATTAACCGCTAAATGGAGCAACACAACCAGCTACTACTGTAACTGTAGCGGCTACACCACCGTTACCGGCTGCGATTGCTGTTTCTAAAATACCAAAGTTTGCAGTTGGTGCTAAACCACCTGATGGAATTGCTGTACGGCTAGTTTCTGTATCACCAACGTATTGTGTGTCAGTTGCAATGATAACATTGAAGCTGTCTGTTCCAGCGTCTACTGGCGTAAACACTGCCCATACTTCAGCTGTTTGTTGCAATGCACGAACTGACTTGCTGAACAAGCTGTTTGCTAATGCGTGATCAACAAATACATCAGCGATAGCGATGTTTAATACGCTAAGTTGGCGTGTACCAAATTGTGTGGTTGGTGTTGTTTTTAAGTAGTTTGCGGCTACTGTGTTTCCGACTAATGATGGCATAATAATCTCCTCTGAATATGCTTATCAAATACTCGCACTCTGCGAGCTTTGTATATGTATTTAGTATCTGAGTTTAAAAACTAGTTCAAATCGCCAATTTTTGACGGATGTTTTTAAACCAATCTACAGTACCTTCCTTAAGATGAGGGTACTTTTTAGCCATGTCATCACGGAATTGTTCTAATCTAGGGCTATCAATACCGCCTACTGCTTGAATCATGCTTTCAACATTGCCTAACATTTCAGCAGTTGCGCCTTTGCCCAGTACAATCTCCGCTACTTTATCAATGTTGTGTGTAATTACTTTACCTGTGCTACGATCTTGTAAAGCACCGCCAAATCCGTTGTACTGGAATGTCTTGGGAGGATGTCCTGGAATCGTGTTAACTAAACTGCTCAGTGCAAACTGCTGATCTTGCCCTCCGTATGGGCTATCTTTAACTGAGTAGTCATGCTCGTGATGCTGGCCAATTTCGTGTGCATTAGCCATGGTCATCAAGTCTACTTGAAAGTACGCCGGCAAGCCTTGAATGTCTTGTCCCATAGGATAGCCTATGTGTACGTTCTTACCTATTTGCAATGTTGGATATTGCTGTGACATTTGTTGTGCTACTACTTTACGAACAGCACCGTCATCCATTTGAGGATCTAAGTTTAACTTTTGTTTAATCTTATCTGTATCTAAGAATATATCAATATCGCCAGAGTCGATCTTTGTGGTACCTTTGCTAGCATATCTATGTTCTGGATCAAACGAGCCTGCGCCGCCTGCTCTCCAGAAGCCTGCATCACCAATGCCGTCAAGTACTGGTTGTAGGTCTTGTTTAACTTGCAAGAACTGCTTAGGTGATAAACGTACTAGCACACCCTTAGTTGGGTTGTTTTCTAAGTAGTCAATTCCTAGCTTTTTAAGGGCATTACCGCTCATTCTTTATCTTCCTGTATACGTTTGATGCCACGCTTGAACTTGGTGCCATCACCAGACTTAATGCTGTTGATAAAGCGGCGTTCTAGTTCGGCGGCAGTTTCAATGTCGTAGTTTTCCTTGATGAGATTAATTAGATTAATAGCACTTTGAATTATGTTTGAACCGCGGCTTTCAACTACTAGGTCAGTGTCTCGACTGATACCTAGGTCGCTAAGTTCCTGCAAAATTGATCTGGTACTTTTACGCATATTTTTATTCTTCCAAGTGTATTTATAGTATACACGGATTGAATAATAATATCAATTAACTTGGTAAATGTTGCAGTGCCGTGTATACTTGCTAAATACTAAGTAGAAACCATGAGTAACTACACCAACACACAGGAAAGCAAAATGAAATATCTATCAGAAAAGATGCAGTCTATACTGGAACGTTTAAGTGAAATGTTCCCAGGTAGCAGTTATCAATCAAGTCTAGATGCTTATCTAGCAGACAAAGGCATTACCGATGCCGCTCAACTCGAAAACTATGTTCGCGAGTTCAACTACTCTCAAAAAGGGAATTATCTATGAAAACAATCATCAACTCAATCTGGTCATTTTTAGAAGCATTTGGCCAAGCACGTTATGCGGCTAGCCTTGCTCGTCAAGGTCGCGTGGAAGAATCCAAAGCTGTGTACAATGGACGAGCATGATCCAGTAGAATCAGTGGTCAAACACGTACACATCGTGCTACCCATTGTGGGAGCAGTATTGATGTTTATGTTGGCTTTCATTGCCATCACTATGGCTTGACGCTGTACAACACCTGATAAATATTGGCATGAACTTGGTGTACATTCATGGAGCAAATGCCACAAGCGAAAGCTTCAACTATATTAAAAGTAAACTGGGCACGGGCTTAGACCTTAATTATGACAGTCGAAATGGGTTTGAAAACAATCTAAAAGACATGCAGTCAACGTTGCAAAACTATAAGAACCTAGTGTTTGTTGCACACAGCTTGGGCGGTATATACGCATTGCATTTGGCCAACTCAATGCCCGAGTCCGTTAAGGGTGCTGTTACATTGAGCACACCATATGGTGGTGCTGAAGTAGCGGACTATGCTCAATACTTTTTACCATTCAGCAGACTGATGCGTGACATTGGACCCAGTTCGTGGGTAATGAAGCAGGCCAACCGTATCAAGATACAGCATCCGTGGACAAACATTGTTACTGTGAAAGGACAAAGTCCGTTCATGCATGGGCCCAACGATGGTGTGGTAACTATTGCCAGTCAACGGCATCATGGGGACATGGAACTGGTGGAAGTGGACTGTAACCACTATGAAGTTGTGCTGAGTGATGCAGTTGTTAAACTTGTGGAAGAAAGAGTAAACAAGTTTCGCTAATAAGTCATTCAGCTTTACACACAGTTATGTATACTGTATAATAAATACATGGACAGCAAAGTTGCTGTCAATACAGACATTACACACAGGAGATTATTATGTCACAATTCGAAACACCAAAACTACCAGAAGTTAAATTCAGCAAGAACGGTTACGAGATCCGCACAGACGTGCTGTCCATGGCCAAAGACGCTGTTATGGAAGAATACCACTCAAAGTTCCGCGGTTGGGAAATGTCAGTGGCCAAAGACGAAAAGACTGGTCAAGTTGTTACCAGAGTAGATATGCCAGAGTTTCCAGGCTTAGACAAGATCATGGAAGCGGCTGAAAAGTTCTATGGGTTCGTTAATACGGGCACAAAGAAGTAAGCATAGCTTTTAGTAGGTTGATACTATAAAAACACTAAAGGACTCTTCGGAGTCCTTTTTTATGCTTGTCTATATATTAGGTTTGATTTTATACTTGTAGGACTAAAGAATTCTTCTACAGTATGTATTGCTTGGCTTGTATCAAAATCCTTACAACTAAACACATCGATATAAGCGGCCTTTGTTGAATTAACAAAGTGTGCTGTTATATTGCTAGTTGTTATCATTTGCAGTAGACTATAGCCTTCGTTGTCAGTACCAACCAGCATGAGTTCTATTTGTGGACTACCATATGCTGTCATATTAATTCGTTCAATTAATGTAACAACAAAATTATTAATAGTTGTTCTATCAGTAATAGATTCTAGATTGCAATCGCTACAATCTAATATTAAGTGGTAACCCCAGCTCATGCAACGCTTTCTTGTCCAAAGTACGATGGATGTGCTTTACCCCAGTTGCGCATGATTACTGCCGCTCGGGCATTGGCTTCATTTTCTTGTGGTGATCCTGTAGATCCTGCTTCATCATCTTCTAGCTCATTGTCTAAGTCTTGCTTGTAGTGTACAAGTTCATGTGCTAATGTACGGCATACATCCATGATGTGACGATTCTTTACTGTGATAGTAATATGTTCGTCGCCCGGAGCATATCCACCAAAGCTTCTACGTTCCATAGACTCTTTGTTATCAAACACAAAGTCAAACTTAGGCAAGCTGGTTAGCTCTAAGTCTTTGGCGGCAAAACGGATAAAGTCCAATAGGATTGGATAGGTATCCTTCTTGTTTAGACTTTCAGTTAGGAGTTCTTTAATCTTCATATATGTACTTATTAGAAGCCGTTAGTGGAAGTTCTGTAAAAGATTTTACCAGTAAAGTCTGATGTCTTGGCCTGTCCTGGATACTCATAACTGACAGTTAGCACTCCTGGACCGTCTGGACCATTACCAAACATCACACGCAAGGGAATGTATGTGCCTGCTGTTAGAGCGACTGTAGTTGACACTTCACTCTCGCCGTGTAGACCGCCGTTTGATATAATCACGTTAGTTAATGTATCACCGCTTCGCCAGTTGGTAATAGCATTGTCGCCAAACCACAAGTAAGCACCGTCATCACAACTCAAATATATTGTGTAGTTGCCAGTGTATGTTACTCGTAAGTAACCTTTCAGCATCATACTAGTGGAGTTGGGTAGGTCTGGTTCGTTGATGTCATTGTCAGCAGCGTCAAAGTTATTAGGAGCAGCCTTTAAGGCAGCAGTATCAAAGAAGTTAGCACTTTCATAATGATAACCTTCATAGTTAGTACGCCATATACCTGGGCTTACTTCAATAACTTCACCGTTGTATGTTGCTTCGGTGTTTGGATCGTACCAAGGACGACCTTGTAATAATCCGCTGGTGTTGGCGTTGTCAACAATATCGGTACCATCATATTGTGTTGGCAAAAATGCAAGATCGTAAGTATTTTTAGCACGATAGTACGGTTTGGTAGCATCTAAACTACCAGTAATGGTGCCATCTCTAGCAACTACCTTGCCCTGACGTTTAGCTTCAGCTATGTCAAGTTTAGCAATCTGCCTAGCCTCTTTGTCTGCTCCGCCGCCGCCACCTAACTCAGTTGCGTATATGACAAATGATGTGCCGTTGGGAATTAACGATGTATTAAGTTCACCAGCACCACTGCCTGCAAGGGCTAGTGAATTTGCTGTGGTGATAGTCCAAATGTCAACACCAGACTCACTAGGATCATTGGATTCACCTGTGCCATCAGGTTGGTTCATTGATCTTGTAAAACTGGGTTGGCCGTTGGCTGGCACAAAAGTCCAGTTCCTAGCACCAGCACCCAGGGCAATTACCTGTGCCATGTAAGTGTCTAAGGTGCCACTGTCTTTTCTAGTGGCTAGGGTTCCTACTCCGTATGCGTCATAGTTGAACGTGCCCACTGCCACTAGATAACTGCTGGCGCCGCCCCCGTTAAAACTGGTTGCTGTTAAGCCAGTTGGTATTGTCAGTGTTGATATTCCGTTTAGGGCCATTATTTGTATCCTCTAACAATATTTATGCTATAAATACGTTACTATGATAAACATCGAACCATTCGAAAAACTAATTACAGATCTTAAAGAAAACGGCAAATACCGTGTATTCAACGATATTCTGCGTGAAAATGGCAAGTTCCCACAGGCTATTTGGTATGGCCCTTACAACATTAAGAACATAACCAACTGGTGTAGCAACGACTACTTGGGCATGGGACAAAGCAAGGTAGTACTAGATGCCATGCACACCGCATTAGACATGACTGGCGCCGGGTCAGGCGGCACACGAAACATTGGTGGTACCAGTCACTATCACGTGGCGCTAGAGCACGAGTTAGCTACTTTACATAAGAAAGAAAAAGCCTTGTTGTTTAGTTCAGCTTATGTGGCCAACGAGTGGACCTTGATTGCTCTGGCTAAAATTATTCCCAACATTGAATACATCAGCGATGAAAACAATCACAACAGTATCATTGTAGGCATTCAACACAGTAAGGCTAAGAAAGTTGTGTTTAAACACAATGACTTAGCAGATCTAGATCAGAAACTCAAGATCAGTTTTGCACAGGGCAATGTACCGTGTGTGGTATTTGAATCAGTATACTCAATGGACGGTGATTGTGGACATATTAAAGAGATATGTGAGTTAGCTAAAAAGTACAAAGCCATTACCTACATTGACGAAGTACATGCTGTTGGCCTGTATGGTGAGAAAGGTGCTGGCAAGTTAGAGCAGTTGGGACTACAAGACAAAGTTGACATAGTCAACGGTACCTTGGGAAAGGCCTTTGGAGTCCAGGGCGGTTACATTGCTTGTAAGGCTGTTGTAGCAGATGCTATTCGTAGTGTTGCCGCTGGTTTTATCTTTACAACAAGCATGAGTCCTGTTACTTGTGCTGGCGCATTGGCCGCTATCAAGTATTTGAAGGATCATAATGAAGTGCGTGAAAAGCATCAAGAACGTGCTCGTAAACTAAAGCATCGTTTAGGTGTTGCCGGCATTACTGTTATGCCATGTGCTAGTGAACATATCGTTCCTGTACTAGTAGGAGATGCTAAACGTGCCAAAGCAATGAGTGATGCATTATTAAACGATCACAACATCTATGTGCAGGCAATTAACTATCCTACAGTTGATGTAGGCACTGAACGATTACGTTTTGCGCCTACTCCGTTTCATGATGATGGAATGATTGAAGATCTAGTTAAAGCACTTAAAATAGTCTTTGAGAAGACAGGTACTTAACATATTCTGCAATACCATCTGCGGGAGTTAGAAAGCTATCAACATCTACTCCGGCAGAGTATAAGTTAGTAACATCAGCACGAGTATTGAGTTGGTACTGAGCTTTTAAATCTTTGGGCATAGGGATATATTCTTTATGCCCGTTCTTATGATTGCTTATAATAAGATCTGCAATAGACTCAAAGCTATAACTAGATCCAGTGCCTACATCATAAGTTCCGGGTTTATAGTTGTTAACAAAATGATAGATAGTCTTGGCAACATCTTCTACCCAAATAAAGTCTCTGCAATAGTTGTTGCTATTTTCAAATATCTTTATAGTGTTAGTGTCTACCAGTTGATTGTACCAATGATAGATAGTACTGGCCATACGACCTTTGTGTGATTCATTAGGACCATACACATTAAACAGTCTTAGTATAACTCCATCCATGTCTTGTTCGCTAGTTTGTTTACTGTTTGCATACAAGTTTAATGGCCCAGTACCGTTGCCGTATACTGCCGCAGTGCTGGTAAAGATAAACGGAATGTTATTCTCTTTACAAATAGTATTCCAATGGTGAGTTGGACTTATGTTAGTTAAGTTAATGCTTTCTTGATTAGTTTCAAGTGTGCTAGAGTTTGCGCCAATATGTATAACGCATGTTGGATCTGTAATGTTACCATTAAACGATCTATACTTCTTACCTTCTAAGTAGCGGCTGGGTATAGGTTCTATTTCAACTAGGGCAATATCATCTATGCCTTGTTTGTTTAAGTAACCAAGTACAACGCTTCCAATAAACCCATTTGCACCTGTTAAGACAATCATAGTAGTTGATCCAACCGTGGAGCATATACTCCAACATGCTGTACTGTGATGCCGCTAGCTCTAATAGCAAACTTAATTGCGGCTTGTACATATTCTTGTATTAGATACTCATAAGCAAATGCCGCAAGGAATGTATCTCCAGCACCAGTGACATCAGTAACATCGCCCACTACTTCTGCCGGGAACACCCAGCCGTTCCAAACTGCACCATCACTACCATGTGTAACAATTAGCCATCTGTCGTCGGGTAAACTTGTAGCACGTTTATGCTCTAGTTTGTTAATCTTTATATAACATCCGTTGAATCTAGCTAGGTCTGTTTTCTTTGTGTCAATAAAGATTGGGCCTTTGAATCTACTGCGTAGATCTTCAACTAGTTCGTAAGTAACTGCGCCTTTGTTATAGTCACTTATCACAATGGCATCGTATGCCGGCAATTCACTTTCAATTGTTATAGGATCGCTAGCTGTGTCATTGTCTATGCGAAGTAATTGTTGTTTACTACGTTGATCAATTATACGCTTCTTCTTACTAGTACTGCCGTGTAAAAATTTTACATCACATCCTAACGCTTCCAAATTCTTACGCACATTGCCTGCCATGCCGTCTAAGACTATTTCATACTTAGGTTCAAACACCGGCACGGGAGCTTCTGGACTAATACGATCAACAGTTCCGTAGACATAAGTGTCTACGCAATCATCACCGATTAGTAATATCTTTAATTGTGTTAGTGGTCGAGTATTCATTTATTCTCTCAAAAAATTCTATACGTTTACAATGCTCTTCACCGACTATAGGTTTACCCTTCCAGTCAGATCCTTTAACCATTATATCGCATTCTTTTATTAATTCAATTAGCTCTTCATCTGTATTAAAGATACATACTTCTTCTACATCCTTTAGTGCAGACAGTATGCAAGCACGTTCAAACTCGCCCTTAATTGGTCTACTAGGACCTTTAAGTGATTGTACACGATCGTCACTGTCAATGCCTACTAACACAGTATCACCCAGACTACGAGCATAGGCAATCAATGCAAGATGCCCTAAGTGCAGTATATCAAATGTTCCGTTAACGAATACTTTCATTCTAGTGACTCTACAAATTGTGCTAGGTTATCAAATATTACTACACGCCGTTTGATTTCTTTATTTGAATAACGACCTAGCTCTTGTTCTGTTTCTTTACCGTATCCTGTACGTACTAACACAGGCTTAGCACCCATACGAACTGCGGCTTTGAGATCTTTCATCTTGTCGCCAACATAGTAACCTTCTTTAAACTTGATTGCTTTGTTTTCTTTCTCACAGCGTTTGAACATGCCCGTGTTGGGTTTAGCAAACGGATCATCTTTACGACTGCTAGCAGAGTAGTACAATGCATCAATAGTAAAGCATCCTGCTTGTCCTAACAGTTCATACATGTAGTCGTGGACTGCATCTACGTCTGCTTCTGTAAACAATCCTTTTTCAATGCCGCCTTGATCAGTGATGATTGCAATCTTATAACCCTTACGGCGCAGTTCAGCCATGGCTTCAATACTACCAGGAATGGGTTTAAATGCATCAGCTTTAAAACAGTATGTGCCAAGGTCCTCGTTGATAACACCGTCACGGTCCAATCCAACTACACATTTAGATCCAATCTCCGAACCTCCACCGGTCCAGATAATATTAGGTTGGCTCACGTTGGTTATCTCCGGGCATTACTCGATAGTTGTCTTCTACGCTGTCTGCTGTTGACACTTCCAGAATTGTGCCGGCTTCTAAACAAACTATTTGATGAGGATGTAACGGTGCAATATGGAATACATCTCCGGCAATTCCTTCATACTCAAAGATTTTTGCATCACTAGTTTGAATAAATCTAAGCATAAACTTACCACTCATTACCCGCCAAGTTTCTTCTTTGACACTATGAAAGTGCATACTGAACTTTGCACCCTGATTGAAGTGCATAAACTTACTACAGTATTTGTCATTGGTTGCCCAAATCTCTTCACTGCCCCAACCTTTAGTTACAATACCTGTTAATCTTGTCATTGTCAGTCCTTTAGTATATTTTATACTATAACGACCGTAAGGTCAACTAGATTTGACTAATAAAGGGAAATTAATTGAGTAACGCCAAATACCAAAGCGGCACGGGCTTGTTGGTCGGCGGCCGCTTCTTCTAGTTTATCTGTACTGATTAAATCTTGTAAGATCTCTTTGGCTTCGCTGGCGCTTAGTTGTCCAGCACCCACAGCTTGGTGTACTTGTAGTGCATACTGGGCACGTTCTGCGGCCCAAGTGTTACCACTGTTCATTAACTCTGCTAATGCACTCATTAGAATCTCCCTTGTACTGATTTAGCCAGTATGTCTGCTTGTTGTTGTATAATCTTCTTCTTTAGGTCACAGTATAATGGACTCACCGGACCTTTGGCTACACGCTCTTGCAATTCTTTAACAGTATCTTTGATAGTGCCTGTTAGTTTGTTTATGTCACGTGTGGGTTTGGTCTGACTGTAGATGTCAAACCATTCTACATTCTTGGCCAGCTGATCAACTTGTGGTTTCAAGTCTGTTTTACAATCAAAGTGTCTAACCTGTTGTTGTATATCTGTTATGCTCTTGGCTTGATTAACATCCCAACTGCTGGGAATGTATTCCATAATGCTGGCACAGCCTGTTAAACTTAAAAATGCCGCAATCAATAATAGTTTTTTCATTTCTTTTTTGCCCTTCCTGCTTTCATATTGGCTAGCCAGTGTGCTAGTTGTCCCTTGCGTCCACCTTGCTTGGCAGTTTTACGCAAGCTACTTACTGATGCTTTGGTATTGACACCGTGGCGTTTGGCATCGCCTTTGTCTTGGGGATTCTTTCCATCAGCAAAGTTTTCATTCTTAATGCTTTCTCCACCGCCACCATCACCGCCACCAGCGTCTCCACTACTGTCGCTGTTGCCATAGTTTGAGAAATATCCGTAACCACCATATAGACTAGGACCATATGCGGCTCTGCGAGGTTTGCGTTTTTTCTTACGTTCTTCTAAAGTCTGATCTTCATTAGTACGGTGATACTCACTTGCTTCACCTTCTAAGCTCACCTGCCACGCATAGAATTTAGTTTGTGGATATTCATCTTTGAGTTCTACAAATGATTCCAAATTAGGCACAGCATCATCGTACATAATAGCTTTGGTATAATTGCCTTTGTTTAATAAATCACGTATAATAATCTTTTTCTTTTCTTCTGTTTGCATCTTACCTTGCATGTTACCTGCACGATAAACATGGACCTTGCCCATGTCAACACCATACTTGCGGAACGTGTCTAAGAATAATTCGCGGTCATCAAAGTCAGCACGGGCAGTAACCATAACAACTTTATTGCCTGTAGCAATATCATTCTTAAGTTGATTAAGCATAGGTATGATTGGTTTAGCATTGTTGAAGAATTCTTTTGCATTGGCAAAGTCTCCAAAATCAAACTTCTCACCGTCTTGTAATTTGTAGTGTGTAAAATTGTGGCTGTTTAGACTGTTAATGACCCGCCTGTCTTTAACAACATGAACTTTTGTTTGTGTGTGAACTAGGGTGTCATCTATGTCAAAGATAACTAATTTACGTGGAGTAAATTCTTGCACTCTCATTTTATTTCAAGCCTTCAGTCACACTTTGTTTCTCTAAATGTTTTTTAACTTGTTGTAACTCTGATTGGTCTAAGTCATCCAAGTGCTCTTTGCCCGTTAATCGTTTGGTAAGACGAAGGAAACTGGGTTCATTATCCCATTTAACGCCCTTACGGTCTGCCAATTTGTGTATAGTGTTAGGTGTTATGCTTTCAGTTACATTATCTAAAAATGTACTGGCAAATTTCTTACACTTATCTCGTAATGATGAATCTGTTGTTTCTAACAGAGTAAATTGTCTTGCGTCATCATCTTCTTTTTCTGTAGGATCTATATATCCACAGTAGACTTTCTTTACATTAGATTGATTCACAACATTGGTACAACTTTCACCATAACGCTCATCCGTATGTGTTTGATCACAAGGACTCAGTGTAGTGATTATAATACTGCCGCTTGGAATTGAACCATGTTGTTTCTCATATGCTTCCATGGCAGCACGTTCTGCATGAATTCTTTTTCCGTTGCTAGCAGGACGATTTAATCTAGCAACTAATTTGTTATTGGGATCTAACACAGCAGACGCAACCATACCATAATCTTTATTACTGGATTGTCCTTTTTCAACTAGGTCACAGAGTTTAGATAATATTGCATCTAACTTAGAATAGTTGCTGATTTCAAAATCACTAGCTCTCATTTTTTCTTACCTGCACAATGCGCCTTTTGAGAGAATCCCTTAGGGCTAGCACAGTTGATTGAGCTCTTATACTTCTGTGTCCATTTTTCTTCTAGGGCGGCTTCATCTATTGCTTTCTTAAATCCTTTGCCCGGAACCCAACCAGCAATAGGTTTACATTTACAGGTACCTGGTTTACAGCTACAGTTAGTCATACCACATTGTAGACAGCGTTTTTTTTCGCTTTCCGATACACTTTCGTTAGGTACACAGTTATTAACACGAACACCGCCTTTGATCTTGGTGCCTTCTTTATGTTTACCCTTCCAGCATTTGGGATCCAGTCTCTGTTTCAATTCTGCAATGTGTGTTTCGCCTAACATGATTAACTCTTGCATTTGTTCAATGCTTTCACAGTTCCAGCGGCGTAAGGCCAACGCTTTAGGAGTAGGCTTACCATTAGGCTTTTTCATAGGACCTTTGTTGCCGCCCATCCTAGCACAAAAACTCTTGCGGCGCTTGGCTGCTTTACTACCAGCTTTTAATTTACTAGGTTTGGTAGTAACAGCAGTTTTTAATTTGCTGCCTGGATTCTCTCTGCGATAAGCATTGACAGCTTTTTGACTTAGACCATCTGTCTTGTCTTTCTTGTTGACCTTGTTCCAGTCTTCGTTAAGTAATTCGGATATTTTCATATTAAGTATTTGGAAGTTTCATTGGGTTTAGATTACGATCAAGGCGCTGGCTTCCCATGCCACCACCGCTAGTCATTCTGTTAGTAAAATTGCCGCTATTCTGATTTGTTGGCAACGGCGGAGTTGGTAATGCGCTTGGACTTTTCTCTTTGTTAACTAACGGCACATGTTTTTGGGCAGGTTGAGCTCTAGTAAGGGCAAACCTGGTTCCATCAGGGCCATCTGCTATGCGAGTACCTATTAACCCCATTGTTGGTGCCAGTCGATCTATCATACGTAGATATGCTTTAGTTCTACTAGGTTCTACACTGGTAAAATAAAGTGAATTTATATCTGGTCTTGTATCAAGGTAATGTTTGAGATTTCGAACTACTCCTGTTAGAATCTTTGGCGTTGCACCACTACTGTCGCCGGAGATATCAAAGTTTTTATTTCTATTAAACTCTACACTAACGCCATCTTTTGCTTGTGGGGAGGAATAGTGGATTGGTGATATCACAGTTTGTATTTCTTTACCAGTATCATCTGTCCACTTAGCTACTGTACTACCGCTGTCCTTACTGGTATGCCACTTAGTCTCAGGTGCAGGCCCAGTTATATCTAAAACCTCGCTAATGATCTCAGATATTTTCATTTGTTATTCTCCGGTGGGCAACAGAATCTAGGATCGCACCAATCATAGTTTGTATCATAAGTTTGTCCAATGTATCCAGCATAAGCTAGGCTCATGCCAATACCATAAATGGCTAGGCCTGTGATAAATTTATTACACAGGACTGTAAGGGTTGCGCGGTCTATCATATCCATCGTCCTCTGGGTATACTGGGTAGTCATTAGGGTTCATCAGTTACACCAACTTTGTTTAGCATCACCATAATATTCTCTCGCAAATCCGTTAGCAATTAATTGAGCACGTAAGCTCTGTCCGTTTAGAATGAGGTCGCCCAAAACACGACCACCAAATTTATCCCAACCATATAGAATGACTTGTCGCTGTTGGCTGGCATTAATGAGACCTTTAGTGAAAACGGAAGCGGCTTCACCACGTTGCTTTTCGCTGTCGCATTGACCTCTAAATCCTTTTTCCGGAGTATCGACTCCATAGACTCGTACCGCAAGTTCGGGCTTAAGGGGTGCAGGTAGAAAGGGTGCGGCGATAACAACTGTATCGCCATCCGTTACTCTGATAATTTGTGCGTCATATGTAACGCCTTGGGGTGTTTTTTGTGCAAATGCTAGTACTGGGACTAACAATAATACTGCTAATAGCTTCTTCATATAAACTCCGTGTTAACAGAGTATTTATTAGAAATTATTGTTAAACCAGCCTATCTTGCGGCCTTCTGCAATACGTTGGTCGTGTTCTTCTACACTGCCAGGCCAGCGCCACGCCCATACTGCTACAAACAACATGAAGATGCCTGTACTTAATATACCAATAGGTTTAACCCCTGTAAACCACATGATCAGCAAACTTGATGTCATCATGGCTAGCATGAAGTATTTCATCTTATTAGGGAATACACGCTTGGTATTCCAGTTGGTTAGGAACGGGCCAAACAGTTTGTGATTGTATAGCCAGGCGTGCATCTTAGGCGAACCTTTGGCAAAACAATAGGCGGCGGCCACTACAAAAATACTGTAGGGTATGCCGGGTGTAATTAACCCAACATACGCCATACCTAAACTAATGAATCCTAGGACTTTCCATAGGAAACGCTTTACCGGATGAATTGTAACCATTCTTCGAACCTCACATTGAATTCTTGTTTCTTGCGCTTATTTACAAGATCATAGAAGTCGGGCTTGTAAGGTTTGACTTTAGGCTTCCATCCTTTGGTCTTGTCGGCCTTGGCCGCATTACATGGAGCACACGCTGTACATGTGTTTTCCCATGTGGTCTTGCCACCTTGGCTAACTGGAATCACGTGATCCAGCGTTGCTTCTTTGCGTTCAATACTTGTACTGCAATATTGACACTTGCCACTGTCTCGTAGGTATACATTAGCCCGACTGAAACGTACTGCGTTCTTTGGCTTCATATACTCACGTAACATGATAACTGATGGAACTTGGGTTTCCCAACGGGCTGAATGCACAATCCAATTCTCGTGATAAAGCAATACATCGGCCTTGTCTAAAACCATGTATTTGATTGACTCTTCCCATGTGATTGTGCTTAACGGAAGGACGCTTACCGGCAACCCGTCTGCATTTAATACTAAAGTATCTGCCACTTTGAACCTCTTTCTGTGTTGTGTTTTACAGACCCAACCAGTTAAGTGTACATTGTACGCTCAATTTGTATTTACGTCAATATGCTTTGAGCGAACTCTAAACCACTTCGATCAAGGGCATTGCACCATTGATCCTTAGTGTCTGACCCGTATACTAGTTCGTAATCGGCACTGGCCAAACACCAACTTGTTTCTTCATTCCAGGGGGTTTGACCTTTGATCTCGCCAACTAACTGCCCCGGACTCCAACCGCACATGCCCAAAAATAAACGCCATTGCTCCGGGCGGTCTCCCATAGCTAGTCTAGGTAATATATCATCTGCTGAACTTATACTAAACTCATCGTTTATTTGCATTGTGTTCTTGCAGGTCCATTCGTTACTGTGTAAGAAGCTCAGGCTCTTAACATTAACAGGGCCACCTAGATAAACAAATCCAGGAACATCAACTTGATGTCCTAGTTGTTCACCAAACTCTACAATGCTCATTTGACTACGCTTGTTCAACACTAGTCCTACACTGCCTTGGGAGTGATGTTCTGTTACCATGATAACAGTCTTGTGCCAGAAGTTACCTTTTACAGCAGGCGGCGCGATTATTAAATTACCAACAATATTCATATGAGATATTTATTGTTACTTACTATAGAGTTGCGCTTCTTTGGCACGTTCTCTTCCCTTTGCCTCTTTATCTTGTGGACGTTCAAACTCTACGCAAAACCAGTACGTTGCTTCTTCAGGTGATTTAAATGTTCTAGCGGCAAATGCTGGCCCTTTTCCTATACGTGATGACAAGGCAAAATCAATTTGTCCTTGCCAGTTAGTTTGCCACTTGCCGGGGCCGCCACAGGCTTGCGCCATTGAACTAAAGAACCCCTTACCACTAAAGGTAAGATCGTGAAACATAAACAATCCACCACTTGGTCCTTGGCTAGCATCACTGTGTACCCAACGACCCGGTTGCCAACCGCTTTCCCATTTACAGTTTACTACCATAGCGACTGCATGGTTAAAACTTAGCTTGTTTGCTATGTAAGAACGCATTTCTCTCCAGTTGATCTTGTCTTTAGAACTAGGACCAAACTGTTTCATTTGTTCTGGTGTGGCACCTTTAGGAGTATAACCATTTGACACTGTGACTGATGTTTGGGGTTCAGGAGTAGTTGGCTTTTCAGTACTAGGAGTAGTTGGCTTTTCCGTACTGGGAGTAGTTGGCTTTTCCGTACTAGGAGTAGCTGGCTTGTCAGCGGCAGCTAGTTTGTCAGTCTCAGTTTTATTGAAGGCCGCAACGTTTACTCCAGCTTTACCCATGATGGCATTAAGTATGCCGTCTAAGTCCTCGTTGATCTTTTTAAATTCTGAATATCGCATAATTATCCTATATACTTCATTGGGTCTACTGGACGGCCGGCAACATATTTTTCCCAGTGTAAGTGAGGACCAGTAGAATTTCCACTGTTGCCGCTCAGTGCTACTACATCGCCTTTTCTAACCAGTTGTCCTAGTTTAACTTTTACTTGTGACAAATGTAATAGTCGATGTTTTAATCGTCCGGCACCATCAGTTAAATTAACATGTAATCCGGCTATACTATTGTTGTCAATAGATCCAACAAAACAATCTTCAGGAGCTTTGACTGGTGTTCCAACCGGTACTGCAATGTCAGTTCCCCAATGCATGCCTCTTGCACGTTGTCCAAATGGGCTAGTTAGTGAGCCGTTTGCAGGCATTTCAATGCCTGTTGATGTTCGTAATGTTATCCCTGGATGAGCTTTAAATGTTGTATCGCTGGCTGGCTTATTTACATCCATAGATATATTATTTGCATCTGTTGTCTTATTGCCAGCTGTGATATCTATACCAGCTTTGCCCATTATAGCGCCAAGTATATTATCTAGGTTTTCGTTAACATTTTTAAATTCGTTGAATCGCATATTAACTCCAGTCAGGCAAGGGACCTCCGTACTTCTGTCCTTTGATACGGTGCCCTCCTACTTTAATACGACTCTTTTTATCTTTGCCTAGCTTATGTGATTTCTCACCATCACGGGCACGTAGGCCTTGTGACTTACAACTTGACAGCATACTAGCACCTAAGTCTGCGTCGGGCTTAGAACTTTTACATAGTTCACGTGATGCTTTACCATGCTCGTCTAAAACTTTATCGTGTGATGTACCACAGTATTCACATACTGTTTTATATCGAGATTCTGTAGTATGCCCTCGATCAGGACGGCTTCCAGGACGAGCCGGGCGTTTAGGGTGTGTGCCGATGGCACCTTCGGTGGTGAATTCTTTTGCTCTCATAGTTATGTATTTATTGTTCTTACTGGGCTAAGAACTCAAATACATTTAACCATTTACGCTTGCCTATAGTGGCTTTTAACTTGGTTAGATCAGCCTTTGTAGTGTGTCGCATACGCTGTTTTTCAGCATCTGGCACAGGTTCAAACTCTAACTCTACACTCTCTTGTTCTGCTATTTCTTCTGCAATATCTAGAAAGCTGTGGGTTAACCCTGCACCACAATTCCATATACCGGAACCGTTAACCTCTTTGATAAAGTCTATGTGTAAACGACATACATCACCAACCCAAGTCCAATCTCGACGGATATGTTCAGCATTTTCCCATACTGTGATCTTGCCTTCTTTGCGGGCTTGTGTGCGCCACTTGACAATAGCATTGGCACGTTTGCCTCGTAGATGCATCCACTTGCCGTAGACATTAAAGTAACGGAACCCCTGTACATATATGTTTACATTCTGTTGTGGCCACCAACGATCAAAGAGGTACTTAGACCATGCATAAGGTGTTTGTGGATGACAAGGAGCATATTCACTAAAGTCTTTACTATCACCGTAGACACTACTTGAGCTAGCATACTGTAAGTTTACCCCGTGCAAATTGCACTCGTTGAACAACCACTGGGAGAACTCGTAGTTTTGTTTGAGTATGGCTTCTACATCATTACAAGTCATATCAGCAATAGCACCCAGGTGTATTACCCAGTCATAGCCACTTACGTCAGGACGTTCTGTTGGATGCCATTCATAGCCGTCAATGTGCCAACCTTCTTCTTGATTGAGCCAGGCAAGCATATTGCGGCCAATAAATCCCTCATGGCCGGTTACTAGTATTCTCATGCTAGTATTTAATCAGGTAGGTCTTGTGTAAAGTTCCACTCTGGCACAATGAGTTTTAGTCTAAAGTGTCGCTCTGCAATTAAACTTTCTACATACTCTTGTAACTGAATCATAGGCACAGTATCATTTAACCACTCTGTTTCCCAATCATCAATAGTCCAGATGTTGTCTACATATTGTGTTTTAATTGTTCGCTCCAATGCTTTAGCATGGGCTCTCAATCCTCCATAGATCCGCATGTTAACAATTCCGCCCATATGTGAACAGTATTGTTTATTGCGTTCCTTTGGAGTTTGCATGATGCCAAACCCAGGACGCCCAAACGGGCTTTGGATTAGGTATAGGTAGTACATTATTCAGCTAGGTTCAAAATGTCTTGGTCAAAAAACTCAATAAGTCCGTCGAAGTGGTCAAGTAAAGTAGGTGCGACTCGTTCCTTGCCACCAAAATGTTGATATAGTTGAATCAACGCACAAGCATAGGCATCGTCGTCCCATGCGGCTTGATAACCATATCGCTGTACAGTCCAACGGCGATGTGCTTCTGTAACAGACTCTTGGAACTGTGACAAGTTACCAAAGCAACTTTGTACCATTGCGGCTAGTTCTTCTTGGAACTTAGGAGTCAACTTGATCTTAGCACTATCAAACTGGCGGCACAAGTCACGGAACACAAAGAACAGACTAACGTGAACGTTTTCGTAGTGAAAATACTTATGGTGCCATTCACATGATTGTTCTACTTCGTCATCATTAAGAGTTTTAAACGTAGCAATGTTAGTAAATGTTCCGGGATACTTAGCCAAGTCACTTTCGGTCTCAACCGGAAAGCACTCGTACTTTTCAGCAACACTAACCTTCTTTTCAAGATCAACGTCTTCCTGATCAGACTTGTCTTTGTCAATGCGCACGATGAAGATACTATTACGCATCTGTTGGTATGCTGACTGCTTTTTCTTGCCCTTGCCGTTAAGAATACTAAATGCACGTCGAGCATAGGCTAGATTATTAGTTTCAATGTATTGGAATGGAAATTCAAATTCTCTCCAGTCAGTGTGGCCCGGTACTAGACCAGCATCAATTAATGCGGCAACTGTACTAACAGTATGTTGACTGTCAATACTAATAAACTTACCTTTGGTAGTTTTAATACACTGAGCTGTTTGTAGCAATGCCGGGTCAAACAAGCCTGGGTCAGCAATGCGATTAGCACAATGCTTGTCATCTAATGCACGTTGGATGTCTTCATCAATATCAATCGATCCAAGTTTCTCCATTGAGACTTTTGGCAAGCGTGTAAGGTCAAACTGTTTGCTTTGGTTAGTCCAAGCCTTGATTGTTTTCTTCCAAGCCGCACTCTTGTTAAGAGTATTAACTCGATCTTGAAGATTAACAGTCTTACCAGATCCACGTTTGAGAGGATTGATTTTAACCATTGGATTTGGTTTTTTAGTAACGTCCTCGTATTTGAACTTGAATGTCATACATGCCTCTGTGTGTTAATATGTGTTTATTATAATGCCATTCCAGAAAGTTGTCAACTCATTAGAACGCTGATCGATTGTAGACAACGGGCATTTCGCAAATGTATTTCCCATTCCAAAGATGTTTGATAGTATTGCAGTCACCGCCTGAAACGGTTGACCCTGCGTGATCGCCAATACTCTTACCTGTGACAGCGTAACTGCCTATACTGGCCACGTTATAAACGGCACAGCCGTTTAAGCAACCAAGGCAAAGAATCGCGATAAGAACGCTTCTTGTCTGCATGAATAACTTTCCAATGTCTGTGTGTTTTCGTAAAGAACCCATGGGTCATTATCCCTAAGCTCTATTCCTGTTACTTTAAATAGTAATCCTGATGCGGTACTGAATAAATCACCTAACTTCATTGTGTAATCATCCTAATGTAGGCTACAACATCAATAGTTGAGATTAGCATGTAATTGGCAATCATACCAGTTGAACCTCTAGTCCAAGCGGCCCACGCAAATATACAACATTGTATAATGAACAGCGGATATAAAAATATAAACGGAGGATTTGGTAATGTATAACCCATCCATATTGTACAACTGATACTCATGAACCATGCAACTAACTCCAAACTAAATCGCAACGGGTACTCATTATAATCTTGTTTAATCCAATTTATAGTGTTTTTAATAGTCATAGTATAGTTATAAAAAAAGCCCACGACTCTGTGGGCTTTTTGACTAAGCAGTATCTAATTAAAGAGTAATGCCCATTGCCTTGGCTTTATAACCTAAGGCAATAATTTCACGTGATGGCTTACCCATAGCGTATTCAGTTACCTGAACGCCATTGCCAGCTTTACGTGCATTAGCATAGATCGCATAACCGTTTGAACGGATACGGCTTACTTCTGCGCTAATGTTCTTAACGCCAAAACGCTTTTCAGCTTGGCTAGCTGTCAATGTGTCGCCATTGTACAATGCGTTGAAGATCTTGTAAGTCTTAGTTTCTGGATTGAAAAATTTCATATTGTTTCCTTTGTGTTTTATATCAGTGTGTCGGTGCGTATCACCAACGTTTTACTAGTATAGTACAACACAAGATATTAAGCAAGTTCTTTGGCAGAATTTTCGTTAGATATTTTTCCAAAAAACTTCTGTGTTGGAAAACGTTTATGGGCTTCAATCAGCAAGCTACTCAAATCTGGTGCTTGGGCAACAAATTGTTTGGTATCTTTAATGTAAGCATAAAGTCCGTTGCCAACTTGTTCAATGAACAATTCAGTGCCTTCTGCACTAACAATGCCATCGTCCTCTTCCTCGTTTATCTTTTTGATCTTGTTAAGCATGTCAATAACACGTTCTGGATTTTCGCTGATATTGGCTAGAAAGATAATACCCCTAGCATGCCAACCAATCCAAAATGCAACTACGGCCACGACAATGTATATTAAAAAGTCCATAAGAATCTCCAATTGGTAAGTTTATTTAATCAATTCTAAGTTAATAATTTTGGCTACCCTAGACCCTACATCTTCTCCGCTGGGGATCACGTAAGTTTGGCTATCGTGTCGATCCTTACGGTCGTCATATCTGCGCACATTCAAGATGCGGCCACCTACTGCTGATGTCAGTTCAAAGGTGATTCGATCTTGTCCTTCGGCATTGCCGCGTTCTACCATTGCTGTTGTACCCATACCTATTGCCATTTGTTTGTTATTTTTTAGCCAGCTGTTTTGTGGTTCTTCGTATTCGCATTTGTTTTCCCACATATGACGAACTTTGGTGTAAAGCCATTTATCAAAGATCTTCATCATCTGAGCTTTCATCTACGATTGCTACTTTTCCATGTCCTGATAGCAGATTATGGACTAGCTGTGTTTTACCTTCAGCCCATTCCTGATCACTCAGTCCATGCCATCCTACACATTTACCCGTTGGGCTACGGCCACAGCCGCAGTTACCAAACTCTTTGGGGTTTTCAGTTGCTCTTATTTGCATTTTTAATCCTCTCTATAATTAGTTTTGCTTCGCTGAACTCACCATCTTCAAGATAGTGTTCAATCAGTTGTTCCATTTGCTGGTGTAAGCCACGCAGGTACGGGCGTTGGTGCGCCGTTGAATATGGTTGTGTCCATTTAATAGTGTATAAATGTCTAGGTTCCATTAGTATGATCCTTTGTTAGTGCTGATACAAATAAAAACTTTTCGTATGCTTTACGAACAGTTGGGTTAGTTAACAGTTTGTCTGCCTCTACCTGCATGGCCTTGATACCGGCCTCGGCTGCTTCTCTATAACTACACCACTCAAGGGCATACTGATCTTTACCAAATGCCTTGGCCAATGCCTTCCATGCTTTTAACTGTGCTGGAGTTAATGGCTGATCACGTTCAGGAACACGCAACTTACTTGCCTCCATGATGCTGTTACTAATAGCATCTTCGGCAACTCGGGCCGCGGCTATCATTGGAGCATAAGCTGGATCAATGTTGAACCTACGACTTGATCCACCAGGGTACACATCAACCAAGTGTGTGCCTTTGGGAAAGCTGTCGCAGAACTCCGAACTATAGGTACTGTGCGGAATGTACTTGCGACCTTTTTTGATATAGAAGATTGTTTCTGTCATGCTGTATTATACTATCATTATGATTATATGTCAATCACAGTGTTGCCCCATTTGAGCGTCCACCAAGTGTAATCAACATCTTTGAGTTTGGCTACAATAGCATATTTGTATCCGTAACTAGCAACATCTGCCATTCGGTGCCATTCTGGAGTATCCACAGCCCGTTCCATTATCCATTCACCCATTTCACTTTGTTGCCAAGCCAATAATGGTTCAGCCGCATACAAGTCTGGATCTTCAACATCGCCCATTCTAAATCGGTGTACAATAACTGTGTGTATTTCGTGTACCCGATCACCAAATACCATAAACTTATCAATTACACGTTTTTCTTTTGGGCTGGCCATTGGGCCATTACTGGCTTGACTATAGTTGGCCAAGCTCTTTCTCTAACCACGGCTTGCAGTTAGTCCAAGTGGTATACACGTGGGCCTTGCCGCCTCGAGCTTCCCATTCTTCGCAATTTGAATGCCTGTCATCAATCAGGATATCTCCTGAGTTTTTACAGTGTCGCCATTTGTCGTAGCTGAATGGCCCGATGGTAACTGGTATGCCTGGGAAGTGTTGGTCTCCCCAATGTACTTTATCATACACCGCCAACGGCATTGAATAGTCGTGTGGTAGTGCTGTTAGGAATCGTAGTGTGTACTGCGGATTTTGAGCAATATATTCTTTGCACATGCCAACCAGCTCATGTGCGCCTTCCATTAATGGCAAGTCACGATAAAAGCGCAGGTCTTCTTTGAGTTTATCCCATTCCGCTTGAGGAATACGGTCACTGTCTTTGTTAACACGTAGCTTCAATATATCCTGTGCTCGTTCTTGCCAGGCGGCAACCACATCATCCATGTCTAAAAATATGTTCATAATTTTAATCTAGCGGCAAAGTCTCCTGAGCTGCCTAGTGTACCTTTTATAAAAGAGTTAAAGCATAATACAATACGAGTTTCATCTAATTGGTTAGGGCCTGCGCTATGTTGTAAGTTGCTGGGAAATATAACCAGTGTACCTGTGTCTACTGGAATCCACCAATCATCGCTGTTGTAAATATTATTTGTTTTTATATTATATGTGAACGGCCAGTGTTTTGTAAAGTGATTTTGTCCATGCAGATTAAATTTATTATCTGGACTTGATTTCAAATACAAGCATCCACTAAACAAACTGTTTGGATGATTGTGTGGGGGATGATCAACACCCGGGGGATTACGTGACATCCAACTGGTTGTTATACGTATATCGTTGTCATAGCCACATATATTTGACACATATAACTGTAAATGCTGTTCACATAGTTTGCGTATGTTAGCAAGATCTGGACGATCTAATACATCAATGTTTTGGCTCAATCCACAGTCAGGACCAAGGCCAGGTAGTTGTTCTAATTCTGTTAATGTACTGTCTAATACACTAAGATTTAACCCAAACTGTACATATACCGGCGCAGAGAATAAAGGATATATTACTGGTGCTTGCATTACATCCCCCATCGAAGTATAAACCAATCTCTCTTTGACGCGGTATTAAATTCAAGTAGACGATCATCTCTATTAACCTTAGCACCAAACTTTTCCAATACCCAACGATCTATTGTCATGTTAGGAAACTCTTTGTTCCAATGTATATTATCATAATAGTAATCAGCAATTTGATTCCATACGCTTTCTTCAAATCTAGTTGTTATCATAGCCACCTCAGTGCAAACCAATTTGCATCTTCTTCCTGTTCAAATATCCAAACTAATCCCATGTTTTCAACTGGGCCTTTGATATGTTTTGCTGTCCACGCATCTACTTCAAGTCCCATTTCCCATGTCATTGGACTGAGTATAACCTTGCGCCACCCTAGTTCACAAAGCATATCGGCTAGAATTTGAAAGTCTATTTCATCAGCCATTCGTTTGCCAGCTCGATTAATAATATCTTCTTCTATATTCATTTCATATACTTTATTTGAAAAAATAAAAATCGTTTAGGATCCACAACATCGTAGTATTGTGTGTAGTTACCTGATCCATCTAGACCCATGCGAAGTCCGTATTTTTGTTCTACCCAATAAGGCATTGTGGGGCCGGTCATTTCAGCATTGTTTCCCACAGCTTCTCTATACTCGCTACGCACAGCATGTAGAGCTCCCCAATATTGTTTACGTTGTTCTGTCTTCATTCCATCCACCGTAATACAAACCAATTAAGATCTTTCTCTTCTAGAAACCAAAACTTACTGTCGTTAGCATACCAACGCTGATTTGGTTCTGGCGCAAGATTCTTCCGCTCTTTCCATAGACTGCCAGTAGGACCAAATCGTTGATAGCACCACAGTTCCATGTCGGGCCAGTTGTAACAAAACATAGGCGGCATTATTGTATAGTATCGTTTTCCGTAAATAGTACCGTTACTTATTGCCCAAGCCATTGTCATACATCCTTAGGATCTGGTCTTGGAATGCTATCACTCCATTTGAGGATAAACCATTCTCTATGTGCTTCTTTTTTAAATGACCACAAACGATCAGTCATGCTCATGCCAACACCTTCAGCATTGGCCCAAGCAATCATCTCCTCAAGTAGTTCAGGAGGCAATTGGTCTTTTTCAAATACAAGGCCCGGCAATCTAAACATGCCCACTTCACAGTTTTCCATCTTTATTCCCTATTACTTCACTAAACTTTAACAAGAACATTGTACGTTTGTTTTCACTATAAAAATCTAAATGTATTTGGTATTCACCATAACCACCGTCTGGTTTTATTACCCATTCATTATGCTCTCTGACTGTAAATCCTAATACACGTTTCATCTTATCCCTAATCATAAACATAGTTTTAGGGTGTTCTGTTTGTAACTCTTTGCGAATTGTTTTCCATTGATCAACAGTTAGTATTACGGGTTTCATCGTGTTTGATTAGCAATACTAGTGTAACCCTTGTGTGTGGGGTGTACTCGATCTGGACTAAGTTCATGATTACGAGCTTCGATAACATGATCGTGATATTTGTTAGCCACTGCCCATACTGCCTTGCGCTTGTCTTCTTTGATAGCTGGCACAATCCAATAGACACGGTCTGCCTTGACCAATTGGCGTAGCGTATCAAGTTCTTCAAATGTATTAATGTTCTTAGTATCGTTACTGCCCAAACTGATAATAATAGTTTTAGCCTGATTGTTGCCGTTAGTGTGCCATAAATGTCGATTAACATAGTCGTAACTGTTGATACCACTCTTGGCACGAGTTGTACATTCCTGTCGAATCTGTCCTACACCCACTGCTAGGCTATCGCCCATGATCAAACAATCTAACATCTCATATCTCCATGACGTGTGTCGTATATACTTAATTCTAAACTGTAGCCTACAAGCCCTAACATGACAGACACACCCGGGTGGTCACCTGTAAATGACAAACTAAAATTGATGTCAATTATGTGATGTGTTCGATATCCGTTAAACTCCCAGGCTTTGTGTTTGGCTAGTAGCCCTGACTTACCAAATAGAAAACGCCAACGTGTACTCCACGGATTGGTTACGTTAAAGTTAAGATTGAACATATTCCACCAGTGTAGCACTGCCGCCTGCTTGGGCCATGCGTTCAGCAAACCGTTCTAACATAGGAATGATACGCTCTGCATCACCTCCTGCTAGACCCATACCAATCATTGGAAGTCCGATGCGCCATTTGCCAAAGCGGCTGGCAATCTTGTCCAGCACACGTTCAAAGGCTGTGTATTCAAATACATCTCTTCCTGTGTTGCTTGTTCCATATTGGGTATAGGCATTAAGAATAACCAATCGACCACTCATGCCAATTGTGTACGTACCTAGCTTGCCAGGGTCACCACGTACAGTCTCAGCATCCGCTAAGTTCGCATCTGGAAACTGTTGTGCAATCTGTGCGGCGATACCTGCGCCCATTGTACAAAAACAATTACACCCATGTACAATGATGTCAAAGTCGTTAGCCTTGCCCATGGCAATCAAGTTGCCCTTTACTACTGTTAAACTGCTAGCCATACTAATCCTAAATAAGTTAATGAATGTGCCAATAAGATAAACAGGCTATCAAACATTGTTTTTATATAACCTATAGTTGATGTATACCAGTGCAAAGTTAAACAGAGCAAAGCCGTAACTTTCACGTAACAGTGCATCAATGCCGGCAAACACTAGCCAGCCAATAATAAACCAAGTAATCTCTACGCTGTAACTGCGATACCATTGTACAAATTTATCCATTATACATTCCTTTGTTGATGTCGATATTCTCGTTTGAGCCAGTACTTGTACATTTGAAAGTACCCGTCGGCAGTATAAGATGGAGTCTGCCCATAGGCTTCAAGCTCATCTTTATGCTCGAACCATTTTTCTCTGCACCACGTTCTAAAGTTCATACTGGCTCCTTTTACTTACTGTAATTATACGGCCATTAGACCAGCTTGTCAACATGTGAGAGCACCAAAAAGGTTGCCCATTTGTTGTTGCGACATCTAAGTGTATATGTGTCTTTGCCTGCACTGACAATAAACCAATCTTTGTAACGCACACCCAAATGGTTGTCACACCATGAATAAAAGTCTTTGAACTCCGGTGAATAGCTCTTGCCTAATTTAACTTTGATCGAATAGTCAAACCGTTCTAAGTAATCTTGATTAGGCGGAAAGTTTATCATGTTCTACAAATCGGGCTAGTAACTCAAAGTCGTCTTGGGCCTTCTTTAACTTTTCCAATGCCTTCATCAGTGCTGGATTGTTTTGGGCCAGGGTAAGTCTGTTCATGGCCATGGTACGTTGTGCTCTGGCCCATTGCAATAAATCCTGTGTGTCTTGATCTAAACTCACAGTGGCATAACTGCTGGGTAGTGATTGCCAGCCTGTGCCATTGAATACTTCTAAGTCTGTGTTGTTAATACGTATCATACCCTGGACAGGGTTGCTAGGATTTGCGCTAACGTAGGGCAAACTAGTATCACCACCTGATACTGTAACTCCGCAGGTGCCCATTAAGCCTTTAATCATTGTTACACCATCTCATCTATGTTGGCACCCTTGCCTGGATCCTTGGGACGCATCTGCTTTATTTCTTCCTGTCTATCAGTAATCACTTTGAGTTGTTGCTGTTTGATTGTTTGTTGTTGTGTCAGCTTGGCCAACTCAATGTTGTGTGCTACAGCTGGATCGATTCTGTCTACTTTCATTTCTTAAACCTCGGCATCACATTGTGTCCTGTGTATTGAAACGAGTCCAGCATGGGCAATAAGCCAGCCAAATCGTCGGCAGGATGTCGTTGTATCACAGGATGACGATCACCATCAGTCAGCATGAAGTACAGTTTCTCTGTGCCTTCTTCAATTTGATATTCAAAGATATATTCTAAGTCTTCAAGAGTCATGTTATTCGTCCCTGAGTTGTTTTGATTTCAGCATCAATACAAGTACCTTCCAAAATGGTTATTTCACCTTTGGTGCCTTGTTTCTCTGCTTCTTTAACCAAATTTCGCATATGCTGTTTTTGCATGTCCAAACTGGCTACACATTGAGCTTCATTTTTGTAGTGTGTTTTGCCCTGCATAAATTCACAGTTGCCGTTAAGGCAAATAAACAGCACAGGTATAAAGA